CTCCATCCATTGCTCAGCAACATAATCCATGTACTGATCAATTTTTGCAGTCAGGTCAGCTTCGATTTGAGCTGTAGCTTCTGCAAGAGCAGTGTTGTATTGTTCTTCAAGGTCAGCACCGATTTCGTTTACGCGAGCTTCAACTGCTGCTTCGAAAATAACGGTAGCCTTCTCTTTGAAATCTTCAGACAATTCGGAACCAGCGAACATAGCATTTACGTGCTCGACTGCGCTTGTACCATTTGCCTTGTTAGGTGTGAACGAATATGTTTGGCCAGCGGCAGCAGCGCTACCCTTCATGCCAACAGATGCCTTGTTTGTTGTTGCACCATCCATTGTTGTCTTAACGTTGTTCTCAGAATCTGTCTCTTCTTCACCTTGGCCTGGTGTAGCAACAGAGATCTTCTCTGCAGACTGTTGGCCATTGTTATGATTACCGACAGGCAGAGTAGCGTTCTTGTCAACGGGGTCTGCTGTATGAGCAACACCAGTAGCGCCGCCACCGGTTTGGATCTTTTCGTCCAGTTGTTTTTGCTTAACGGTCATTTAAAGCTCCTTATGATTTTTATTTATTTATAAAATTAACTTTTCGATAAGTCTTGGAAGAACTGATTAAATAGTTTAATTGCTGTTTCTTCCGAAATTCCTTGGCGAGCACCGCGGTTAATTTCTTCTTTGTATTGCTCGACACGTTGTGCTTTAAGAAGACCGTTGTCCCATACCCACTCAACGCCTTCCATAATGCCACGAACAAAAGCGTCCGGTGCAGATGGATCAGCAACAATATCGCCGGCAGTAGCTAAATGAAAGTCATCTTGTACTTCCATAATACCTTTGCTATTTTCTTTAATGCTACCCATGCCGCGTGAAGAGATACCCAACGAAGCTCCTTCGCTGATCAATCCCTTAACAATGTTTCCCATCGGGGTATCTAGCACCTTTGCTTTACCCATAATGTTATTGCCCTCACGGTACAATTTCTTGAACATAATGCATGCGCGTTCAAGATTAATTGTAGGACCGGAAGGATGTCCCAACTCACCATATGCTCTGTTCTTAGAAACATATTGTTCGTTGTAACGATTCATTTCTTTTTCAAGCGTATTAATGCGATACATGCGACCGTTACGGTTCTCAAGCTCGCCCTGCATAATGATACCTTCGATGAAGACATGCTTCTTGCCTTCTCGTTCTTCAACGACGTACTTGACGTCTTCGTTTAATTCGGTAATTAACTTCATGCTAGTCCTTAGCTAATTGCAACAGGCGTTGCATATACGTCAGTGCCTGTATCAACCTTTAACGTATCAGTCGCACCTTTAAACAAATATAATGTATCGTTAGGTACAACATGGGTGTTTGCAATTGTTGTGCCATTTGCATATGCTTGTGTAAGAATACGCGCTGTTGATCCACCACCCGTATGAACGATGCGGATGCATGTCGCATTAGCAACAGCATTTGCTGTCGTTGTCAGGCCAACAGTTGTTCCTTTTAGTTTGACAAAATCAGGCATTTAGAACCTCCTTGACAACCTCAACGACTGTGTCATAGTCTTGAGCTTCGATCATTTCGATCATGACCTGTTTGTTTTCTTCATTCAGGTTTTCAAAAACTTCTTTAACTTGATCGCGAACATCGTCAGCAAACACGTCAAACAAATCTACTTCTTCTTTTTTGATTTTTGGTGCTTGATATGGCTTTGTGTATTCAGTGTTTTGCTGCAGATCATCATGAAGATCTTGTAGCGTACGGTGAAGATTCTTCATCGTGTACACATGGCCACTATTCATGTTAGCGCCTTTTTCTTTGTTCCACTCTGTTGGAGACATTGAATATTCTTTATGTTGATCTGCATGTGCACCAATCTTCTTCAGCATATCCTTAACACCAGCGTGATAGGTCGCATATTGATCGTGACGAGCAGCTTCATCGAGTTGTTCGAATTGCTCTGTGAACTCTTCGAAGCTCTCAGCAACTTTCTTCGCTTGTGCAGTGGCGATTGCCATCTTCTTACCCATAGCCATGCCTGGGTTAGACTTTTCAATACCTTGCGCAATGTCTTCGCGCTTCTTCATCTCAGCAGGAGTCAAATGCTTCTCACCAAGAATCTGCTTCAATGATTTACTTTCGTACACTGCTTGATCCTCTTTTGTATTGTAGCCATGATTGCTTGCGGAGCGATCATATGCCTGTACATTTGTTGCACGGAAATGATCATCGCCATTGCCATTGCGGTCGTCGACCTTTTGAACGACGTGCTTATCCATGAAACGCTTTTCGTCTTTTGTCTTTGGTGTCAAAGATGTAACGGAATCTGGCTCGACGGGCGAGCTAGGCGTTGGCTTTTCATTCTTCGCTAGTTTCGCTTCCAGCACTTGCTTCAGTGTTTTCATCGGTGGTTACCTCTTGTTGTTCGGCTGACTGTTCGTCATCTGTATTAAAATAATTCTTTGCAACCTCTAGCTTAGCTGCATCAACAACAGCAGCAACCTTATCAACTACGAGGGCGTCAAATGCAGATTGAAACTCACTAGGACTCTCGCCTTTTGCTGCGCTAATCATATCTGCAATTGTAAATTCTTTATCACTCATATTTTCTCCATTTTATTTAGTTATTCTGTTCAGTCGGTGCTGTGGAACTAAATCCACCACCGCCGGGGCCTTGCGATGCTGCTTGGCCTGGAGGTGCAGTACCTCCTTGAACAGGGTTACCGTTCTCATCAACTTCAGGTTGCTGATAAAGAGGATTCTCTTGCTCAGCCATACTTTGTTCATCCATCTCTTCGATGTCTTCATCAGATTGATAAAGAACATGCTTACGTACCCATTCATTAGAGTAGTATTTACCGATGTAAGGATCCATCAACTGTAGTGTCGTCATGCGATCACGGAGGATTGTTGAAGCCTTTTGTTGTTCGAAGTAGTTGTCTTTTGCGTAATCAAACTTGATTAGATTAGCAAGTGTCTTCCAATCATCTTCTGTCAAAACGTTCTTGAGGATCAGTTGCTTCTCTAGTGCAATCATAAAGATTGTGTTAAAGCGTGAACGTAGACGGTCAATGAACTTTGAGAACTTAATCTCGTCACGTGACACTTCTGCATCCTGGCCAAAGTTAAATGTGCCTTCCGGCTGCAAGCGGCTTGAAGGAACGTTCAGTGACTCATAAAGTTTCTTTTGGAAGTATTCGACGTCAGCCAGCTCGCCAAGGTTTTGACCTGCCGGCAATGTTTGGATTTCTGTACCACGACTACCTTCACGACGTGGCAGCCAGTAGTCTTCTAGCATCGTCATGAACTTACGATCGTCTCTGATCTCACCAGACGATGCATCATAGACGACTTTGTTCTTGTGACGTTGCATCATATCGCGCAAGTACTGCTCTGCCTTCATCTTAGGCAGGTTACCAACGTCGATATAGAAAATACGACGTTCTGGCGCGCGAGAAATACGATAAACGATTGTAGCATCTTCAAGCGCACGCAACTGATTGAGAGGCTTGATTGCTTTATGCAAATGGGAGAGAACGACCGTATTGTTAGGATCTAGAACACCAGAAGTAACATGCAGAATACTATCAGGTGCAATTCGTAGTCCTTGCACTGCCGAATTCGTTCCTACCTCACCAGCTTTGTTTTGGAAACCACGCTCGTTGTACACATAATACTCTTGATGAGTTTGTACACTAACAACTGGCGAATTCTTTTCGCGCTTGCGTTTGATTTCACGAATCTTTCTTAGCTTACGTGGATCGACGTAGCGAAGTTCTTTAATACCATCCTGTGGTGCGGTATTATCAATAATGATATGATAATAAATGCGACCGTCAACATACCAGCGTCTAAAAATATCAAAAGCTGATTTGTTAAAATCTAACAGAGTAAGAATGTTTTCAAACTCGTTTGTAATTAGCTTTTTAATGTTTGCGGAAAGAGGAACATCATCCAAGTTGATCTGAACGATCTTCTCTTTTTCTTCAACAATGATTGACTCGTTGAGAATATCATCTACTGCACGCTCCACTTCGGGATGCATTGACATCTCACGATATTTCGTTACGAGCTCTGCTTCTGTTCTAGCAGCACCTTGAAGATCGATGTATGTGCCATAAGCACCACCAGCAGCAACGACAACAGCACCGTCGTCATGGACTTCCGGTGCAAAGGTCGGTTGTTTATCCTGCTCTTTTTCAGGGTCCGCTCTACGGATCTCGAAACCAAAAAAATTCGCCATGTTTACTCCATTAAAGAGGGGAGCGCCACATGGCGCCCACTCTTATTAAGCTCCACCACCGTTGCCAGTGATGCCACCACTCACTTCCCACCAGTCATACTGGAAGGTGATATTAAATTCCTCAATCGAGTCAGTATCACCCCAGTTCAGGTCGATAGCAGAGATACTCGTTGGGAAAATACCGTTGAATTTATAAGAGCGAATTGGAACACCAGTCTTAGAGAACTGAGTTACTTCCGCTGTTGACTTATATAGGAGAGGAGCAGCAGAGCCAAATGAACGCAGGTTTGTCTGGTTCGAATTGATTTTGCTAGACCACTCTTCCATCGCGTTGCGAATCAAGAAGTCTTCGTCGTTGATTACAGTTACTGTCCAATCACCGAAAGTACGGTCACCAGCCAGCTTCACTTTACGACCGAAGTAAGGAACTTCGATCAGACCCAGTGAAGACTCAGGCAGTTGTGCTGAACGTACCATGAACGGTACCTTGATGTCAGCGATACCGTTTGCTGGATTGGAAAATGTAACTTGGAATAGATTGCCGCGGGCACCGCCAAGTGCCAGCTGGCTTCTAATTTCATTTACATTAAATGCCATGTTTGTTCTCCTTTATTCTTATTTATTATTAGAACTGACCGACTACTTCGGAGAACTCAACACCTGTTCTAACTGCAACAAAGTTCAATTGAATGAAGTTGATGCTCTTAGCTGGCTTAATATAAATGTCACCAATGAATTCGTTGCGGTCGATAACTTCACCGGTATTGTTTGTAGTGTCGCAAACAACCTTGAAGTCGTAGATACCACGACGGCCTTGAACGTCACGTAGGAATGGCTCAACCAAGTTACGGAATTGCGCACGTGTGAAGTCGTCGTTGAATTCGAACAGTGTGAATTTCGTAGCAGTAGCAATTGCTTTTTCCAGAACGATGAACAGACGACGAACGTTGATACGGTCGAATGCGCTTGGCTTAGCAAGCAATGTCTTATCACCATACAGAACAGTACCTTGGCCAGGGAATGTAACCACAGGGTTAACACCAGCCTTGTACAGAATGTCGCGATCAGCTTGACGTGGGTTGTATGCCAGCTTAACAATGTTCTTGATCTGACCACGGTTGAAACCAGCAGGAGACCACCATGGATCACGTGTATCGTCTGTACGAACACATAGACCAGCAGTGTCACCGTTCAGAGGAATCCAACGGTAGATGTCATTGTACTTGTCGTATTGGTACTTGTAACCAGAATCCATTACAGCGTAAGATGTGCTACGCAGGCTGTTGCGGAATGTGGTAACATCGGTAGCTTCCGAACCAACGTTATTAACAACGTCATCTTTCGTTGGAGAGACAAATACCACGCAGTCTTTGCGCTTCTCGGCAATGTTATCGATCAGGTAGTTGGGAACTTGTTCGCCATTCGTACCGCCACGAGAAACACCTGTCAGGATCAACGAAACGTCAACGTCTTCAGCAGACGCAAACAGATCATATCCAGCAAGCAATACGCCAAGTGCAGAGTCGTTTTCATTCTGACCATCCGTACCACCTTGGAACTCCAATGACAAAGGAGTCGTTGTGGATGCGGTTGCAATTGTAGCGGAGTTAGCGCTCGTTGCACCTGTACGCTCATTTGCCCACCAGACATAATTCGATGATTGATTAATAACAGTTTGCCAGAAGTTGGTTGCGCCGTCTTCCGTCTTTGCGTCTGTTGCACGTGATAGATTGTGGAAAACTTCCAAAACTGTACCAGGAACACCAGAGAACAAACCATCGTGGTCGACAACAACAACATGCAACTCATCTTGTGCAGATGTGTTGCCACCAAATGTAGACTGATATACAGACGTACCAGGAGCAGCATCAACAACGTTGAAGTATTCCCACTTACGTGTCAAACCAGCTGTTGTAGAGAAGTTCGTCGAAAGACCGTAAATGTCTTCCGTTACGATAGTGAAGGTAGCAACAGAAGAAGTGTTGGTCGTTGAAGATACAGAGGTGACCTTCATGTATTGAACGCCAATAGATGAGTTACCAACTTGAATGTAGTCACCAACGGTCAAACCAGCAGACAATGTGTTTGCCTGTGCAACTGCTTGTGCAATCGTACCAACGCCAACAGCGATGTTGACAACAACGTTGCTTGAACCAACTGTTACGCTTACATTACTGTTTACTGCGCTAATGTTTGTTGATCCACCATCAAGGTTTGCTGTTGCACCATATGCAGTAGCGGAATCACAAACAGAAATCTTTAGAGAGTTACCAAGAGCACCTGGGAACTTTGCGATATATTTTGCGTCAAGGTCATTTTGCAATGTGCCTAGACCTGCTTTGACGTTGTAATGATCTTCATTTTTGATGACGAAATCATTCAAATCCGAAATAGCAGCAACGTTAGCAACAGCGTTTCTTACAACGACTGATGTGTTTGTTGATGTGGTGTTAGCAACACGAGCTACATACAACTTGTTGCCATAAGACAAAAAGTTTGCTGCTGTGAAGAACGTTTCTGCGTTGTGGTTGGTTGGCTTACCAAATCTTGCAGCTAAATTTGCTTCTGAGTCGACTAGAGTGCGCTGCTCTACAGGACCCCAACGGAATACACCCGCTAGAGCACCTTCGGTAGTAGAAACAGCGGGGACAACGGTGGTCAGATCAATTTCAGATACATTTACGCCAGGACTAACTTGAAATGGCATGTCTATCTCCCCTCTGAGGTATTATTATTTTAGAAACGAAAGTTGAATTCGAGGTATTTATAATTCTGGGTTTTCCTATTGTACCCACGAATTGCGTTCATGCCTGTCATGCATTTGCTGATCATAATCATCGTCACCAGCAAAAATCCACGAATCATCACCTTTCTTAGCCGCAAGCGGCAGGCTCATGTTAGGGAGCCCTCTATTAATAATACCGAAAGGAAGCATACTTTCTTCCATTGAATCTTCGTTTTCCTGCTCCAAGCGTTGACGTAAATCAACACTCGTCAATTCTTTCACATATTGTTGGCCCATTGCCCAAGCAAAGAGAACACAACACATAACAAGGTCATCATGACCCTCTTCTGCTTCATAACTTTCGCCAATGTTGACGAAACGGAACAATTCATAAAGAATGCGTTCGTCGTGAATCAAGAGCTTATCGCTCTCGACCTGAGTTTTCAAACCCATACAACCAATACGTTTAACAGCTTTGGTTGTTCGTACACCAAGACGGGTCGCTTGACCATATCCTGGTGAAACTACTTGGCCGCTACGGCCATTGTTAACAGTCGTCAAGACATTCTCGTATTCGAGATCGCCTTGTAGAATGTTTGCAATCTGCTCACCGATGTCATTTGTTTCTACAAGTATGTATGCATTGTTATAATGCTTTGATAATTGGTAGACGATGTTTGGATATAACAAAGGTGAAATCATGTTGTTCTTATATGTTGCAACAACACGATATGGTAATTCTGATACGTCAAACACAACAAAAGCTGAATAGTCACCCTCAACGCCGCGTGCTGTATCAACAACAGTGAAGTATTGCCGTCCATCAACCGGCTGTGCAAAGATACTTGTATCCGGATTACTGACAATTGGTTTGATCGATCTTAGCAAACGAAGCTTTGTTGCACTGATCAAAGTATGTGAAGAACCGATGAATTCACATTCAAATTCCACTCGGAACTGTTCTTCTGATGTGTTGCGGATCGTTTCTTCTTTCCATTTTTGATCACGGCCAGGAACTTGGCTCCAGTGAACGTCGATACGTTTGTATTCGTTCTTGCCTTCCTCACTATCGGTCCAGATCTTATAGAACATATTAAGACCGTTTGGTGTAGAAGTAATTAGAATCTTCGATGTCTTACCGGATGAAATTGTAGGATAGACAGAAGCAAAGAAGTCTTCCTGCATGTTGTTTTCAACGAAAGCAAATTCGTCCAAGTATACTAGGTTGAACGATCCACCACGAATAGCGCTGGAAGATGTAGCAGAAGCAAGGATCTTGGAACCGTTCTCAAGCTCGATGTTACCCTTGTTCCATTCAACAATACCTTGCTGAATCCACTTGGGTAAGTGTTCGTAAGCAAGCTGAATACGAGATAAAATTTCTCGAGCTTGCTGCATTTTGTGAGCTAGAATGGCAATGTTGTAGCGGTCATGAAATAAGACGTACCACAACATAATACCAACCAAAGTAGTTGTCTTACCGCACTGACGAGGCATTTTGCAAATAACAAAACGCTCATCTACGGATAGCTCAACAATGTCTTTTTGGTATTCGTATAGATTGAAGTTGATCAAACCCTGGTCAACGTTAACAATCTTAATGTAGGTTTCAATGAAGTATACTGGATCTCGTGCGCACTTCATATACTCCTGTACCTGATGAGGAGTCCATTCATGCTTAACGTTTGAACGTTTTAAGTTCTGATTACCAAGATACGCATCATTTATTTTGCTCATTCTGCTTCTTTATCAATTGTTGCAACTCAGCAGTGCTTCCAACAAATAGATTGTTGTTCACTGTAGTTGGCGCAGGACCAATGCCTGTTAGGTCCTTCTTTCGTTTTTGCAGCTCGAGTAGATCCTTGTTTGCGTCAGCAATGGTCTTTACGAGTGCGGCTGCAACCTCATAAGCTCGTGGATGTTGTGACATACCAGCAACATCGAGAATGCCAGATAATGCTTCTTGCCCCTTTTCAATAGCAGCAATCATGTTGCCGCGAGCATATTCAAAATCATCATTGACTTGACTTTCCTCATATTTTTGAGGCACAGGCAGTGCCTGCAAAGGTGCAAGATCAAGGGCGTCAGCAATTACATCATTCTTCATGGGTTCACCGTTACAATATATCCATAGTTATCCGTTGACTCTATACTATCTAGCGGAACTGTCAATTCAGCATTTGAAGTCGGTTGACCATTAGCAGTCAAACCTGGATATGTATTGGCTGTTGCAATCGGTGTATTGGCATCAACAAGAGCGTTGAAGAAATCTGTTGTAGCAAACTTGATAACGTTGTTCTTACGGACAGGACCAAACAGATAACCCTTCAGAGTAAATCCCAAAGTCCAAATAATAGCACGACGTGTCTCGTAGTTGCCTTCGTAATCATCCGTAACATTAACGCTATTCAAAACAATAGGAATGTCAAGGACAATGTCCATTTCCGGAATCAAATGGACGGTTGTTGTCCACTCTGGTGTAAAGAATGGAAGAATCTGCTCGATGATTCTTGTACCATCGTCAGCATTCTTAACCATAATTGACAGTTCAAAGTTAATATCGTACGGAACTGGGTTGTACTGATATTTTAGAAGATTAGGATCTGTGCTATCTTGCTTGTATTTTTTACCAAGCGTGTTTAGTTTACGCTCACCTGCATATGTCATGTTCATCATTTCAAACGACATACGCGGCAATTGTATTGCTGGCATTCTATTTAAACTTGGATCAGCGACAGCACGTGCGAGCGTCTTCTCACGAGGTCCGTATGCAAGAGGAACTTGTGTAGTATGAATAACGTTGTGTTCTGTGTCGGGACGCGTAATAACAATATCGTTAAACAACGTACCAAACAGCGTCACATATTTGCGAACAAGACTGTGATAGAAGGTATGGCCAAACATTAATACGCTCCGTCACTAAATGGATCACGTTCACTAAAATCGACAAACGCGTCTGCTTCTGTTTCGATCTCATCATTCATTGCTAATGGATCGTTTTCGTTAATATCTGCTGTCTGATAAAGAGGATAGGAATCCTCATCTGTAATCAACCAACCAGACTCTGTAAGAATACCGAAGTTGTCAAGGCTTGTAGAGTATTCTGCCGACATACGGTCGATTTCAGAAATACCAGTCTTGAAGTATTCATTGCTGTATTCAAACAACTCGCATTTCAAATCATACATCTGCAAAGCACCAAGCTGATAGAAAATAGCTTCATGTTCTACAAACTTAATCTCAAACAACTTTTTGTTGAGAGGGAAGAATATCAAATCACCTTCCAAAGGACGCGAACGATCTTGTGTGGCGTCTGCGTATTCCGTTGCAGCTCCGACTTCATCAGCAAATACACGGCGTGCTAAAGAGAAAGTAATTTGATCGCGAATTTGAATATTGAACTTGGAAAGGAAATCACCCTCACCAGCAAATCCTTCAATGTTCTTGATATACATCTCAACTGGGATTGCTGTTGTGTAGCTACGTGTAGGATCTTCATTAAAGATAGCGTCTATACTTCCTCTACGACGAGGAATATAATAGACATCGTGACCATATATCTTAATCGATTCTATGATCAGATTTTCAATCAGTGTTTGTTCACCACTGGCTTGAAAGTTGTTGAAGAAGAAATTCGTTGCCAATCTTTATCCAATCATGTCTGCGACAGGCAATGAGTAGCTGGAGATCATTTCATCTTCCATCTTTTCAATCTCTGCTTGAGCATCATTAAGGATCTTTTCACCATTGAATTGAACACCACCAGGAAGCTGCATACCAGTAAATTTGGTTAGGTTTGCTCCCCACTGATATTTGATCTTAGCTGTTGTGTAGTTTTGCAACCAGCGATCAGCCCACATATCAGAGAAAGTAGCTGGATCAAGAACTTCATATGCTTCAATCAGCATGTAGTCACCAACATTATAGTTGTCCCATTTTGTATCAACATACAAACGATTGCGGTGGCGACTGTAACGGATTGGTTGTTGGCCAACAAGGAATTCAGAGATCAAAGAAAGATGTTGCATTGCCATGTAGTATGGCAACATTGAATACGACGTCAGTGTATACAAATCATTCAAAGCAATCTGATAACGAATGTTGAACATATCATCGGAACGAATAGATGGGTCTCCGATTGGGAAAATACGAACAGCACCAATAATGTTTTCTGGCATTGTGATGTACTTGTTTGTAATATCATTACTTGTAATCTGATGCTTATAGTACACCTTCTCCGTACCGTCGAAGTGGTAGTCCCAATAATAGCGAATCGACTCGTCAATACGGTCTTCAACCTGATCATCATCAACGTTGATTTCGATGACAGGTTTGCCTAGCTTGCGTAGGCAGTATTCTTTGAATTCAGCTCTAGATGTTGGAACGGCCATGGTGTCTCCTTTTTATTATTTAGACGTTAGCTGTTTCAACGAGCTATCTCGGTAATACGCATCCACAAAGCAGTCGCGGAGTTTACAATAGTAATACTATCGTCAGCAGAGTCTCTACGAACAGCAACAGTAATAGCTTTTGCTGATGTGTTTGAATTTGTATATCTACCAGTCAGAGGGAATAGTGCACCCGTTCTAAATGTGTAAGTATCTCTTGTGTACTGAGCAGCGTATGTAATTTCGTTGCCATCTACTTTAATACGAGAGAAGTAACTATCCTGTCCAGAACCACCAGTTTTTGCTGCTTCGTAGCTTCCAACATGAACATGAATAATCAGATAGCTTGAGCTGCTTACCGGTGTATAGCTATAAGAAAGGAAGTCAGTATCGCTTGTACTTGTAGCTACAGTCGTAGCGAGAACAGTCATCTCCGTGTTGGATAGCATTACGTCTTTAATGACTTGACCAGCTGTCCAAGCGCCAGGGGAAACCGCACCCGATACACCCAAAGTACCACTATCAGTTAGTGATAACAAGGTGGCGGAGTAATCGCTTTTAACAATTTCAAGCTGACCATTACTACTCATACGAATGTATTTCGTATTTGCTGTAGCACCAGCTGTAGTATTACGGAGAGTAAGCATACCAGCGTAGCCAGCGCCACCGTATGCATTATTGGCGTTGATATTGATCGCGCTATACGATGTATTACCGCCACCGTTAATTATCGTCGTGCCACCAACGATCTGGGTGTTAACGGATGTATCACCAACGTACATATTAGTGAAGAAACCAGCAGCAAAACGATAAGAGATTTGACCTGAAGTAATTAAGTTATCTGCAGCAGGTACAGCATTGGTTGAAAGTGCACCCAACGCAACGTATGTCATATATGTGTTGGTAATCAACGTGCCGGTAGAATCATAGACGGCTGTACCTGTTCCATATTCAATAAGACCAGAACCGTTGGAGGTAAACAGCTTACCATCGGCAAGGTTGAGAGCCAACTCACCCGTATCAATGTACATTGTATTGGCTGCGTTTGTTGTATTCGGTGTACGTCCGGATACTGTTGTACGCTTTATTTGAAATTTGTTAGCCATTGTTTAACCTTCTCGATTCCCATCAACTTTTTTTTTGTGTTGTTGAAGGCGTAGCAACGGCTGTATTGAGCTTCGCTTGCAAGACACCTTTCTGCACATTAGCCTCTGTTAGTTGTTTCATTAGTTGTTTCTTTTCTTCAACCATGATCTCAACTTCTGCACGTAAGTTAGCCAACTCCGTCTTCACTTTTTCATCGGCCTTAATTTGCGTTTGCGCGTCCTTCAACTTATTAGTTTGGTTGTCATACGCTTCACGCAAACGAGCCATCTCACCTTCCAATTGAAGATTTGTTTTACTGGAATCCTCCAGTTTAGACTCAGCTAGAGCGGTTCTTGCTTCAAGCATTACCACCCTAGCTAACAAATCATTCATCACATCTTTTTGCTTTTGCACAAAAACATTAACAAAATCAGCTTCCATTACAAACCTTTATTTTAATATGTGCCACCGTCCAGCGTACTGTATGCTACAACACCACCAGAAATTTGCAGAACCGTACCTTCAGAACCCTTGCTCAGTTTTCTGAATCCGTTAGAGCTGTTAGCAACAAGAATGTCTTCAGCAGTAAACGTATTCAGACCTGTACCACCAGAAGTACCTGGTAGTGGTGTAGATAGAGACAGAGAGTTTGCAACAATGTTAACGTTCATTGTGCTGTTTGCTGTCAACGTAACTGTCGTTGAATTAGCAATAAAGCCTGTCAGGCCAGTACCACCAGTCTTTATGTATGCCTGGAATGTAGCAACGTTGTATGTGTTGTTTGCTGTATCGATTGTTGTTGTTGGAGCAGCCAACAAGTTATCGAACAGTTTCCATGTACCACTATCGCTAGCGTCACGGAACAAACCAGCATGTCTGTGGTTGTTTGTGTTTGCATCGATACCGTAGTTGCCATACAAACCAATATCCAACAGATCAGAAACGTTGTTGTTTGTACCCAACTGAATCAACGGATCGCTAACGGTAATATTATTAGCGTTAATTGTTGTCAGAGTACCTGTAACATCCAAGTTACCAGAAACAAACAAATCATTTACGTGGATTTGATTAGCAGCAAGATTGTTTGTAACGCTAACGTTTGCACCGAATGATGCGTTTGCTGCAACCTGCAATGTGGTTGCTACGTTTGCAAAACCGTTAATAGTTGTGTTACCAAACGTTGCAACAGCGTTTGTTGTCGCTAGCGATGCAGACGAAATCTGAACGTTGATGGTGCTATTACCAATCGAAAGGACAGAAGTGTTGACAACGACGTTTGCACCAACGGCAATGTTTGTTGTATTGACAATCGAGTTGCCTGTCGTCAAACCAGCGCTGGTTATAGTGGTGTTAACGGAACTATTACCAACAAACAATGCTGTCGTGTTTGCAATGACGTTAGCACCAACAGAAACAACAGAGTTGTTAACAACAACAGTGACAGCAGCGGTTTGATAGCTTGTGCCGACCGATGTTGCAACGGAGTTGACTGTGCTGTTACCGATATACAATGCTGTTGTGTTTGCAATAACGTTTGCACCCGCAGCCAAAACGGTTGAGTTAGCAACTGTCGTTCCAACCGTGAAAGCAATCGGAGTAACGTTTGCCGTACCGGTGCTGTTTGCAGCCTGAATCAGCGTTGAGGTTGAGGATGTATTAACTGTTGAGTTACCAACAGAAATTTTCGACGTAGTCGCAACAACGTTAGCACCAACAGAAACCTGTGTTGTGTTTACTGTTGAAGTAACGGTAGCTGAGGATACAACAAGACCTGTTTGAGTCGTTACAGCATTGACAGTTGAGTTGCCAACAAACATTGCTGTCGTGTTGGAAGCGACGTTTGCGCCAACATATACACCAAGTGTATTTGCTACTGTTGTGACGGTGCCGTCTGTAATTGTAATATCGTTAAAATCAACAGTGGAAGATTGAGTTGTATTACCAATTCTCAGAGATGTTGCATTAGCAACGACGTTAGCACCAACAGCGACTGCTGTTGTATTAACAACGGAGATACCAACACTCAAAGCAAGAGGTGTAACGTTTGCCGTTGCTGTCGAGTTAGCAATACTGAACAGCGCTGATGTCAACGAAGCATTGACCGTGCTGTTACCAATAAACAACGTTGTTGTATTTGCAATAACGTTTGCGCCCGCTGCCAATACGGTAGCGTTGACAGTAGACGTACCGATCACCAACGAAACAGGCGTCAAGTTTGCGGTACCGCTTGGACTCGCAATTTGAATTTGTGTAGCTGTAGATGTCGTATTGACGGTGCTGTTACCGATCAGTGTTCCAGTTGCCGTTGCAATAACATTAGCACCAACAGCAACTGCTGTCGTATTAACAACAGAAATACCGGTCTTAAACTGCGTCGATGTAATGTTTGCAGAGCTTGATGCATCAATAACTTGCAACAACGAAGAGTTCGAATATACGTTGATTGTACTGTTACCAACAGACAAATCAGAACCAGTGAATGTCAAGTTACCAACGGTAATCTGTGTACCACGCAAAGCAAGGTTACCAGCAGACAGCGTAGTGTTGACAGTGCTGTTACCAATAAACAACGTGGTTGTATTGATTGTTAGGTTTGCACCAACGGAGATCTGACCTGTGTTTACAACTGTGCTTACTGTGGAGTTGGCAACCGTAATACCAGTCAGGGTAGCAACAGCGTTTACTGTGGAGTTACCAAGATACAGAGATGTGGTATTGATTACAGCGTTTGCACCAACCTGAATAACGGTTGTGTTAACTCTCGTGCTACCAACGTCGACGGTATTGGAAACAGCAAGCGTATTAGAACCAACAGTGAATGTAAGACCAGCAGTACCAGTAATACCTTGAGCGGAGTTACCGTAACCAACATATGTCGCTGCCAAACCACTAGATTTAGAATCAACATATGTCTTAACAGCATATGAAGTCAGCAATTCAGTGTTTGAATTACCGCCCGCTTGACCAGACACACCACCAAGCTGTGTACTGTTAGCGAATGTACTAATCGATGTGACGTTGATCGTTTCTGAGGTTGCGCCAATTGTCAACTTAGCGGTCTTAATAACATCGACCCAGCTTGACGAGTTGGTAACGATTGCTTGGTTAGCTGTCAGAACACCAGGGTTACGTGCGCCACCAATTGCAACAACGTTAGCGGAGTTTGCTGTACCGTTAACGCTACCAATGAATAATACCTCACCATTACCAGAGTAAGCTAATTCGCCGACGGCAACGCTCGTTGGCACTGCCGTCCCGCTGCTTCTCTTAATTTGAATTTGGTTTGCCATTTAGAAAGTTCCCCCGTCTAGGTCTAGTAATTTTACTACATAAGTGTCTGTTGCCGGATCATAAACGAGGGTGCTATTCTCCGGTGTCTCCGGAGTATCAGCTATCACATCCAACATCTGATCAATTCGTCTGTTGGCATCCGCTTGGATTGTGTTCTTTAGCGTAATTGGTGTCGTTGATTGAATCAGTCCATCCTGGACCTTAACAATAATTCCTTGGGTCATCTCGTAACTCCTGGGGTTACCGTTATAATGCCTTCAACAATTCGCGAGGTTAGCCCGCTTTTTGTCAGTAAAACATCATAAACATAACGACCGGGTGTTAAATTAGCTGTCTGCGTATCCGACAAAGCAAGTGTCACAACGCCCGTTCCAGGACTCAGTGTTGTTGTGAAAGTTACTGCATTTGACGAAGTGTATGTCTTTCTCATCTGTGCGTTCGCACTATATCCGACCAGCGACACGACGTTTTCATCGTCATCGGTTAGTCTTATGGATGTTGAGTAGTCAGTACCCTGATCGATTACGAGATTTGCTTTAATAGCCATTTACCAATTCCGCAATTTTGTTTTATCACTGTATTTATATTAACGAAATCTATTGTTTTACCCCGATCACCATGAACCGATTCTTGTGGCCAAGATTCAAACGTCCCCGCATCAACACTGTAGAAAATTGACATTGATCGACAAATTCATCAGTGGATCTAGCGATGTTGACATGACCGGGATCCGATTCTTCATCACAAGATTGAAAAGCATAAACCGCGCTTTGATTCTTTACGCGGATGTTTTCGATGTTTGTCATGTGTTCGCACGACGTGTTTATCACGATGTCTGCATCCACAAGACGGATTCGCGAAATATCATGCTCCACATCAACAACACCCATCTTTATCTTTTCACTGCTGCTCTTTCCTACATCATGTAGAATCTGAGCAAACGAAAGCGTTTCACTGCTTTTATCCGTCAGTAATATTTTCGATGGTTGAAACGCTTCTGTTAACATTGGGATCAAGTAGCTTCCAAACCATCCACCAAGAATAAGAATAGAAGGATTACTTGGGATCACTTGTTGCTTTAATGTATCAACAAGCCACTTCTTAGATCGATATTGTGTATTGCTTAAAGAGTTAGCGAGATCCTGAACTTGATCAGGTCTCGCTACTCGTAAGGCATTTGAAACATTACAAAGGTAATCAAACATTACACAACGATGTTCTGATTCAGAAGCTCAGGTCTCAGTTCTTGTATCAACCCCTCAATGTGGTTTTCAAGATCGCTGTGTAGAGTGTATCCGTCGTAGAAAGTGTATTCTGTGTCGCGATCGAACACATCTTCATACCATGTAATTTCTTTTTGGTGATCGTTGCAGTATTTCAGCAGCGTGCAAGTGCCGATTGCTGCAAACGTCATTTGCTGCTGAAGAAAGTGGCAATCACGTTCAGCACTGAAAGGATTGTTTTTAATCAGATAGTTAGCGCCAGACTTCAAAATGTTACGGAAGTTTTTGCGTGTGATGTATGCAATAGCGTCACCCCAATCTCTAGGCGTTGATGTAACGGAGTTGATCAAATACAAGCTGGCTGGGGACAAAATGTTTTCCCAATGCATCATATACTCTGACAATGTATAGTCCGGCTGAACACCTGTTTCATGGAACATACGTTTGTAGTTGATACGGTTTGTTGGGGGCTGGAGAACATAAATCTGAGTCAGCTCGCCTCTGAAGGGAACGTTTTGCTCGATCGACTTATGAATAGCGTACGCTGTTGATCCAGAACGTGGAGAACCTACAATATACATATTACACCTCTGTTTTAAAAATTGTTATGATAAACATCGTTTGCGTCAAAATTGGAACAAAATACAGCAGTAAATTTGCAAATCGTCTGTATAATATGTGTCAAACACATATAACACGTCCATTCAAGTTTTTTTGTTATACAGATGATCCCAATGGACTCGATGCTGGTATAACGCCTGTTTCATTTGTCGACAACGATATCAAAATTATTGTGTTTAATAAGTTGTATTTATTAAGCAATGAGTTTGCATCTATGATCGGCAACAACGATCCTTGTATGTTTTTTGATCTCGATATGGTAATCAAGGGGAACATAGACAGGCTCGTCGATTGTGCAACCGATTATGATGGAAAGCTAAGAGTGATCAACGCTGTATGGAAATACTCGTTTGACGAGGAAGAAGGAATGGAAGCCTTTAATCACCACATCAACTCGAGCTGTATGGTGTGGAAACCAACCGCCAGCAACTATATTTGGGAACACTTTGCTAAACACAAACATCACTTCCAACAAAAGTTTCACACAGGTATGGATCCGTTTCTTTATTACGAAATGCAATGCAGAGGTGGATTGCCTGAAGATATGTTCTATTCCTTTATTATGGGAATAGATCTAAAGATTAAAAGAATGATAACCGACCCTGCTGATTTTTACAATGTAAAAAATTCTATTCCAATTGTGCTGTTTAATGGTCCGACAACAGATGAAGACATTGTTGAATTCATTGCTAGTGACTACAAAAAGGAATTCGACGACTTTAGTTTTGCCGAATTCCTATATGGAAATCAAAAGAAGCGTGAACAGTTAAACCGGCAAAGGAAGGATAAGATGGACAGAAGGTTAGCCCTCTGATTCAATATCCGCTACCATATCTTCCCACATACCTTCATGCGGAATGATGTAAGCAAGTGTTAGACGCTCTTCATGCTCAGCATTAGCACAATGCCAGTAGATTCTGTCTGTTTCTTTCCACGAGCCGTAGTAACCAACCTTACAAGTCCATCCTGGAGTATCGTTAATTGTAACAATCTCTTTCGTGATTGGATCTTGGTAACGGAAATATCCAGTACCTTTTTCAGACCATGAGATAAGAATGTTATAACCTGGGGCGTTTGCGTTGTGGTGCCATCCCATGTAACCCGTTGCGGGATATAACATCTTAACAGCGTTGTTACGAGAACCGGACCACGCAAGCAGATCTTCATCTAACTTCTTCAGCGCGTCTTTCAATCCAGGCGGTGTCCATCGTGCAAGATCAACACCGTGTGTCTTTTCCGGAAATCCATCAACAGGTTTGTTTTGCATGAATTTCAAATACTCATCACCGCAAGCATATTCAGCCGTTATGTCTTTCTTCTGATACGGCCAGCCTGATCTATCTACAGCAAGCATGCTGCTCAGAAAGGTGTTGATAATTTTTAAAAGCTGTTTGTTTCTAATTTGGATGGTCTTCATTATTTGCCTACTCTATGTGGAAGTGTGTGGTGATAAAAAACGATAGGATTCTTCGCTTCGTAAGAACGGTATCCGTTTACGAAATTCCAACGACCATCATCATCGAATACTTGTACGTTAATTGGTAGCTTATCTTCATTCATAAGTTTCCACAACGTAAATTGGTCCCACTGAGCAAATGCTTCGGGAATAACGTTCTCTGGGTAGGGCCATGGATCGATACGTTGTTTCCGGTAGTCTTGCCACCATCTTTCCATAAAATTCAACGTGCGCTCGTTGCTGCGATAGAGAAAGAAGCCTCCGTGATAGACCATCTCTCCTGTTGACCATTTATGCATTTTGCCATTGTATGGTCGTATTTTTGTGATTAGAATATCACATTCTTCGGGAATCTCGTCCCAAATATTTTGCACATCCGTGTGCATACATTCCATGTCCGCATCAACATAACACGTCAATTCCGTATAAGGAGTACGTGAAAGAGCATACAGCTTTGCTCTTATATGATGTGGGACATCTTCACAAATCACTCGATTGAAGACATCATGATCGACATCGTCAATGAATTGTGGAGTTGTAAAAAGCGTGATGTCAGCATCCGGATAGAACTCCTTGATGCTCGCCGCTGCAAAATTAGCTCCCTGTACATATCCTTGATGTACGGAAGCCACAATCAAAAAACCATTACGAACTGTCATATTTTACTCTGCGGGGGTGTCCTGTGTTTCTTCTTGAGACGGGTTTTGAATTGAATCGAGAATGATTGCTGCTGCATATGCATAAACTTCGAAGTCGGTCTTTGCACGGCGCAGAGAAGATTTCAATGATTTATTTGCAGTATTCTTAATAACATCGACTTCAAACGCTTGCAACTTAACAGCAAACAGACGCTCTTGACGCTCTTTGTCAATCTTAGCTTCTTCAGCAGCTTTCTTTGCTTCGAGTTCCTGAGCCTGCTTTTTGATCATTTTCTGCGTGTTCTGCTCAAGCTCATCAGCAGAAAACTTTGCTCTGACCTCTTGATAGTCAGCGTTGTTAGACTCATTAGAGTTAATAACCGCTGTCGAAACGCGACCATCATCATAATGAAATTCCACCGATAGCACTGTACGTGCATTGTTTGTCCAATGAGGATTCTTAATAGTTCTCTTCATGCTGTTCTTACCCAAAGTTTAATTGTTGAAACTGTTTCTGGTGTTGACACAATTGTTAGACCACTGAAAGCACCTGTGAAAGCTCCGGAGTAAACACCAGTAAACACGTTACCATAACCGCCCGTAAAATAACCAATATACCCTTGACCGTAGATGCCAGTATAGGTTGTATTGTAATCACCAGTATATAGGCCTGAATAAATTCCTGTAAACGCTCCAGTGTATATCCCGCTGAACGCACCAGTAAATCCTTGGTTGTAACTACCAGAATAGATACCGGTGTATGTTGTATTATACACTCCTGTAAATGCTCCAGTAAACGCTTGGTTATACGCACCAGTGAAAACCTGCGAGTAGTTTCCTGTGAACGCTCCAGTGAACGTTTGATTGTAGGTGCCAGTAAACGTTTGCTGGTAGTTACCTGTATAGTTACCGGTAAATACCTGTGAGTAGTTTCCTGTGAACGCTCCGGTGAATGTCTGGTTGTAGATACCAGTAAACGTCTGTCCGTAACTGCCTGAATATGCGCCAGTGAATGTCTGGTTGTAAACGCCTGTAAATGTACCTGTAAACGTTTGGTTGTAAGCACCAGTAAACGTTTGGTTATAGGCACCGGTAAATGCTCCAGTGAAAACTTGGTTATATGCACCAGTAAAGGATTGTGCATATGAACCACTATACGTTGCCGTAAACGATCCTACATATCCACCCGAATACAAACCTGAGAACGTACCAACATAACCACCAGAATAGAAACCAGTAAAGTAGCCCGTATAGCCACCTGAGTACAAACCTGAGAACGTACCTACATATCCACCCGAATAAATGCCGGTAAACGATCCAGTGTAGTTGCCTGTGTAGATACCAGTAAAGTAGCCCGTATAGCCACCTGAGTACAAACCTGAGAACGTACCAACATAACCACCCGAATAAATACCGGTAAACGATCCAGTGTAGTTGCCTGTGTAGATACCAGTAAAGTTTTGAGCATATGTGCCCGAGTATATACCGGTAAAGTTTTGTGCGTACGCACCGGAATATGCACCAGTAAAGTAACCAGTATATCCACCCGCGTAATTACCTGCATAGTATCCAGTATAGTAGCCAGTGTATCCACCAGAATATGTACCAGTAAAATTCCACGCGTACGCACCAGCGTATGCGCCGGTGAAGTAGCCAGTGTAAACACCCGAGTATGAACCAGTGTAGTAGCCAGTGTAGTAGCCAGTATAACCACCAGCATACACGCCTGAGAATGCTCGCGAATAGGATCCTGAATACGCCCCTGTAAAGTATCCAGTGTATCCGCCGGAATACAAACCAGTGTAGTAACCTGTATAGTAGCCAGTGTAGTAGCCAGTGTACACACCAGTAAAATATCCTACATATCCACCCGAATATTGACCTGTGAATGCTCTTGCATATGCACCCGAATAGAGGCCAGTGTAATAACTAGTGTAGTAACCTCCAAATGCACCTGTGAACGATCCGGTATAGTTACCGGTGTACAGGCCAGTGTAGTAACCGGTGTAGTAACCAGCATACGCGCCTGCATACGCACCAGCAAAAGCTTTTGCAACCGTAGCATATCCACCAACATATGTTGCATACTCATAGGCAGGGCTACCTGCATAATATGCAAGCAAGCGATTACCAGCATAGTTACCGGTATAGATTGTTATACCAGCTGCATAGCTGCCTTGATAATATCCAACGTAATATTGAGGGTATCCAGCGTAGTAGGCCCAAAGACGGTTGTTGACGTATGTACCGAGATAAGAAGCTCCGTTGACGTTATAACCAACACCGCCGCCAGGATTTGAATTACCAAACTTTTTCAAGTTTGTAAAGAACGTACGAGCATATAAACCGGTATAGTAACCAGTGTAGTAACCAGTGTAGTAACCAAGGTATGCGCCGGCATATGTGCCTGAATACACACCCGTAAACACTCTACTGTAGGCGCCAGCATAATACCCTAGGTATGATGTTGCATATGAGCCAGCATAAGCACCCGTAAAATATCCCGTGTAGTTACCCGTGTAAAGACCAGTAAACGTCTGTGCATAAGCGCCAGAATAATAACCTGTATAGTAGCCGGTATAGTAACCAGTGTACGTACCAGAATAGATGCCGGTAAACGTCTGTGCGTATGCACCAGAATAAATGCCAGTGAAATATCCTGTATAGAATCCTGTATAAAGACCCGTGTAGTAGCCAGTATAGTAGCCAGTGTAGTAGCCAGTGTAGATACCGGTGAAACCTTGAGCATAAGCACCAGAATAGATGCCGGTAAAGTAACCAGTGTACGTACCAGCGTATATACCGGTATATACACCGGTGTAGTATCCTGTGTAGTATCCCGTATAAACACCGGTAAACGTTTGTGCATATGCACCGGAATAGATGCCGGTAAAGTATCCCGTATAAACACCAGAATACAAGCCAGTAAAGTAACCAGTGTATGTGCCTGAATATGTACCAGTAAACACACGGCTATATGTTCCTGAATACGCACCAGTAAACGTTTGTTGATATGCTCCAGAGTATGTGCCAGTGAATACTTGCTGATATGTGCCTGAATATGTACCAGTAAACACACGGCTATATGTTCCTGAATACGCACCAGTAAACGTTTGTTGATATGCTCCAGAGTATGTGCCAGTAAATACTTGCTGATATGTACCAGCATAGGCACCCGTGAAGGTCTGCTGATATGCACCAGCATATGTGCCTGTAAACGTCTGGTTATAAATGCCAGTGTATGCGCCAGTGAAGTAACCAGTGTACAAACCAGAGAACGTGCCAGTAAATCCTTGACTGTAAATGCCGCTGAACGTTCCTACATAGCCACCAGAGAATGCTCCTGTGAATCCCTGATTAAATGCACCGGTGAACGCACCAACATATCCACCTGAGTAAATACCAGTGAAGACGTTACCATAACCACCTGTAAAGGCGCCAGTAAATCCTTGACTGTAAATGCCAGTGAAAGTTCCTACATAACCACCAGAATAGACACCCGTAAACACATTGGTGTATCCACCAGAGAATGCACCGGTAAATCCTTGGTTGTAAATGCCAGTAAAGGTACCAGTGTATCCACCAGAAAAAGCTCCCGTAAATGCTTGAGAGTACACACCCGTATAAGCAGCAGTGTATGCTCCTGTGTAAGCACCAGTAAACGTTCCGGTAAATGTTTGGTTGAATACGCCAGTGAATCCCTGATTAAAGACTCCTGTATACGCACCCGAGTAAGCACCTGTGTATGCTTTTGTATACGCACCTGTGTAACTACCGGTAAATGTCTGCGCATAGGCACCGGAGAATACTTGACCATACGTGCCAGTAAACGCACTTGTAAACGAACCAGAATAACTCTGTGTTGCTGTTGAATATTCTGTATCGTCAAAACCACTACCAGCCATTGTCCATGTTCCTGGAGCTGTTGGAGCGGTTGAGCTTAGTTGGTATTTTCCAATACCATTATTGACAATGTAGTTACGAAGCTTGAATGTCAGCAGCTTGATTTCAGCATCTGACATTTCACGGAAGCCGCCATAGAACTTGATTGGACGTCTAACGTTTGTAATTGTTTCAGCAGTCTTCTGCCACAGTGTGGTTGTATTTGTCGTACCACTTGTCAGAGTGTTGGTGAGTGTTCCACGTGAAACCCATGTACCTGAAGCTGGTGCTGTTGGTTGCAAAACATAGCTACCAACACCACCGTTGACCAATGCAGACGCTGCTCGTGAAATGATTGACGTGTCAATATCACTGTCTGGCATTTCCTGCCATCCGTTGAGTACTGTATTCCAGGCCAAAGGACGGTTAAATGTTTCTGATATTGAGCCGTTTGAAAGATCTTGATAAACGGTCGTCGAAGTACTTGTTGTTGCAGTTGGACTTACAGGATGTGTACCGAGAGGATCCGTACGGTAAGTATCAACCCATGTACCAATTGAAGTTCCGTTGGCCATTGAACCAATAGCAAGCGAGCCAACGCTTGTATTAGCAGCGAATCCTTCATTAATTTTTTTCACAAGGTAGTCATCTATGTCCGTCGTGGACATAGTCTGAAGACCGTTAAGTGAAGTGTTGTATTTTACGGGAGATAGAATGGCCATTACAATACTCTAGCAGTATTACGCCGTTCTTACATACAGCGTATACGTGGTTGGTGTTGTAGTATTTAGGACAGTCAAACCAGTGTATGCTCCTGTAAATGCTCCCGTGAACACTTTTGAGAATGCGCCTGTGTAAGCGCCAGTGTAGAAAGAAATATACGATCCAGTGAATGCACCAGTAAATACACGACTGTATGTACCAGAGAAGTATCCAATTGTTGAGTATACTCCCGTGTACGCGCCGGAATAAAATCCCGAATATGCGCCAGTGTACAAGCCGGTAAACGCACCCGTGTATATGCCAGTGTATGTTGTGTTGTATATACCCGAAAATACTCGCGAATACACACCTGTGAAGCCGCCTGAATATTGACCTGTGAATGCTCGAGAGTATGCACCCGTATATGCAGCAGTGTATGCACCTGTAAAGTTTACGCTGCGTAAAGTCACATTAATATGCGTAAAAGTTTGTGCGTATGATCCGGAATACAAACCGGTGTAGTTACCGACATATGTTGTTGTAAATGCACCAACGAAGCTAGCAAAACCGCTGACGTATGCTCCCGAAAAATATCCTATACCGGTTCCACCACCACCGACGTAGTAGTGAGCATACCCTCCAACAAACACGCCTGCATAAATGTTTGGTGTTGAAGCGGAATAATTACCAACATATACACCCGTAAAGTAATGTGGGTGACCGTTGTAATAACCATTCAGGTAGTTATCAGTATAATAACCAACATATGAGTTATCATACCACGACCAACCTATGTTTAGGTAATCTGTATAATACTGACGAGAGAATGCTTGTATTCGTGTTGGACCTTGTGATATACGTGTGTATACACCCGAGTACTGGCCAGTGAATGCTCCCGTATAGTTACCAATATATGTACCAGAGAATGCACCGGTGTACGTACCGGCATAAGTTGTATTGTATGCTCCAGTAAATGCACCCGTATAAACGCCAGTAAAAATGTTACCATATGCACCGGTAAATGCACCCGTATAATTTCCTGCGTATCCCGTTACATAACCACCAGTGAATGACTGGCCATACGTTCCGGAATATGAGCCTGCATAATATCCTATGTACGCACCAACGTAGTTACCTGAATAGTTTAAAATCGATTGGTAGATACCTGAGAACGCGCCCGTAAATCCACCTGAATATTGACCAGTATAAGCCGTTGCATAGTTACCAATATAGGTACCAGAGAATGCACCTGTGAATGATTGTTGATATGTGCCCGAATACGAAATACCAGACAAATCATTAATTTTGTCAATGTAAGCACCACGACCGACCCATGTTCCTGTTCCTGGAGCAGCCGTACCAACATTATATGTACCTACACCTGTGGTACGATAATATTCACCAAGGAATGGAGCAAGAGCGGTGATATCCGCCTGCGTCATTTCAGTCAACTGATTGTTGACGAGCTTTAATGGTAGGTTTGTACTTGCGTTGTTAGCTGTCCATGCATCTGTACGTTGATACAGTCTATACACTTCAAGAATATTAGTGCCTGCTGAATCATAGTGCTGCTGGAAAAAATAGTTGTTTCTGTCTGTCCATGTTCCTGCCGGTAACGAATCACTCGGTGCAAGTAGGTAGTATGATCCACGACCACCTGTAAGCATCGAAGAAGCAGAAACAATGTATGGCCAGAAGAAGCTGTTCATGTCATCATTTGACATTTCACGAACTTGATATTCACCACCAGAGAGAACGTAATGCACAGGGCGCGCCTGTGTGGTCATTGTTTGTGTACTATACGTTTGATACAGTGTATGTGTGTCGTATGATACAGATGCTGGGTGAACACCTACTCCAGCCGTATAACCATCAAGAGCAGCTCCACGAGAAACGTAATTTGCAACCGAAGGATATTGGTCAAAACGAATCCAGTTACCCGTATTTTCAATAAGGGTATTGTTAGCAAGTACTGTGTTAATTATAAGAGGAATGACGAGATCTTGGAGCTCCGCATCAGACATCTCCTGCAAACCAACCGCTACTGCTCCACTATATTTTGCTCGGAGTGGTCTTCCCATGTTATGGTCCTACGCGCGTGCCAGAAGAATTGTAAATTCCAAAATTACCTGCATGAACAACGTTTCCACTCTTATATTGGAAGTTGTTTGAGTTGATCAAAAGACCAGCCGTTACAGTTGTTGAGTTGACTAAGTTAAACAAGAATCCACCATCACTTACAGAGCTATTCGAATTATCATATGTGCTGAAAGTCAAACGTGTATTGCCTGCTGCCGAACTCATAAACGCAATCGATGAGTTCTGTGCTGTATTAGACGTCTGGAATCTTACACCGTTGTTAGCTGTATTGAAAAATACGTTACCAGCAATTGTAACCAATCCATCAGCAGAAGGGGCACTGTTATTTAAGCCTATTCTATTATTTGTTGCATCAACAAACAACAGGCTTGTTTTAATTGCTACGTTTCCTGTCGTTACAGCAAAGTCGGAAACAACAGTCATTGAGCCGTTTACAATACCACTACCAAGAACACGCAACGTGCCAACGTTCGCTACGCCTGTTGGAGCAAAGATTGAACCGTTTTGTGATAGTGTGATTTTGATCGGTGTTAGTGTGTGGCCGGTTTCAGAAGAACCAGCTGTAATATTGATTGCGGAACCACCATACGTGGCCGACAGTTGCAATGCTGTTGTGTTAGCACCAACAACATAATAGTATGCAGCATTTGATAGACCAGAAACGGCCGTGTTACCTGCAGCTACCAAATATTGAACGTAGTCACCTGTTGTCAAACCATGAGCTGCTGTCGTTGTGATGTATTCTGTTGCACTTGCAACACCAGACAGAGCATTAAACGTAGCAGCAGCGGCCGTATTAGTAACAACAACGTTACCAGTTGTTACGGAGCTGATCGCTGTGATTGTATTTGCTGTAATCGTCCAAAGTTTGGTTGCAGAACCAAAGATAGACGTGGTATTGGAAATCGGTAGTAGATTTCCTGCTATAACATTATTGAGAGTTGAAGTATCAGAAACAGTTACATTTCCAATTGTGGCCGTAGAACTATAAAGCAACCAACGAGCAGTTGTATTACCCAACGCATACGTGTTATCCGAGGTTGGTTTGTAGTCTGCTGATGATGTACCGCTGAATGCAAGGTTACCGTCTACTGTAAAGTCACCACCAATACGCAACGACCCACTAACGTTGGCTGTACCGACAACATCTAATCCATGCTCAATTTTGAATTTTGTATTACCTGAAGCCATCGCTTACCCTATTACTTGATGAGTTGTACAAACGCTTTGACGTTTGTATTTGAGCTCGTTGGCTTGAACAAAACAGCAACGGCCGTACTATTTATCGATGTCGAAAATAGACCAACGTTTGCCAAAGTAGTTGAACCAACCGTCGCAAACATTGTGATCGTTGAATCAGTACGGTTTTGAGCAATTAAGAATTCTTGTACTTGTGAGTTACCACCAGTACCACCAAGTCCGACCGTACCTACACGTGCAAAAACTTTTGCGCCATAATATGTCAATGGGAAGTTAAACACTTCAACGGCCGAGTATGCTGCTGCATTTCCTGTCTGAGTGTTTGCAGTGCCAAGGTCGGTATTTGAAACAACATATTCCAGCACATCATTTTGAAGAGTGACGGTGTTGCTAAACGTGACTGGACCCGTGACGGATAGCGTGTTGCTAAATGTTACAGCACCTGTTGCACTTAGCGTATTCGATAGCGTTGCTGCACCAGTCACAGTGATTGTATTGCTGAAACTAGCTGAGTTTGTAACAGACAATGTATTGCTAAACGATACAGCACCTGTTGCAGACAACGTATTGCTAAACGATACAGCACCTGTTGCAGACAACGTATTGCTAAACGATACAGCACCTGTTGCAGACAACGTATTGCTAAATGTTGCTGCACCAGTCACAGCGATTGTGCTGCTAAACGTTACAGCGCCCGTAGCGGATAATGTGTTGCTAAATGTTGCAGCGCCTGTCGCGGAGATTGTGTTACTAAAACTAGCTGAGTTTGTAACAGACAATGTATTGCTGAATGTTACAGCACCTGTTGCACTTAGCGTATTGCTGAATGTTACAGCACCTGTTGCACTTAGCGTATTGCTGAATGTTACAGCACCAGTCACAGTAATTGTATTACTGAAGCTGGCTGCATTTGTAACAGATAAAGTATTACCGAACGACGCAGCTCCAGTAGCGGATAATGTATTGCTAAATGTTGCAGCACCAGTTACGGCAATTGTGTTCGATAGTGTTGCAGCACCTGTCAGTGTAGAGGTACCGAGAACACGCAATGATCCAACGTTAGCAAGACCGATTGGTGATTCAATATCACCTGTTGCGCGCAGACTAATTCTTTGTGGTGTCAGCGTGTGACCGGTTTCACTTGTAGCAGTTGCAGTGATGTTTATATTTGCACCACCATATGTTGTAGCAAGCTGGAATGCTGTCGAGTTTGCACCAACAACATAGTAGTTTGTTGCGTTAGCCAAACCGGTAAGAGCTGTATTACCTGCTGAAACAATATAACGAACTAAATCACCGTTGGCAAATCCATGAGCAGCAGTGGTCACAATATAATCAGTTGCGCTCGTCACACCTGTAGCAGGATTGAACGTTGCGGAGGTACCGACGATGTTAGCAAAACCAGTTACAGTGGTGTTACCAATAAATGTCGTGTTGTTGACATAAAGAACACCGTTTACTGTAGCATCACCAGCAACACCAATTGTGTTAGCAAGAGAGACAATACCTGTAACTTTTAGTGTATCAACGGAAACGTTTAGGTTACTTACAGTAGAGTTAGCAAGAAGAGCAATACTTGTCAATGAGCTGTTTGCTTTAATTGTTGTATTGCCAGTAACCGTTGTGATACCTGTGACACCAAGTGAAGAGACAGTAATGTCCGCGTTTGTAACTGTAGAGTTACTTGTGAATGCTGCCATTGTTGTGGTAGCATTTGCCTTCAATGTTACGTTGCCTGTAACAGTCGCTGTAGCAACTGTCGCAGAAATATTAGATGTCACACTCAACGAACCACCTTGAATGGTAGTAGCTGCAGCGTTAACAAACGCGTTTGCAGCATTAACATACGTATTCGAAGTCGTTGTTAAAGAACCGCCCTGAATGGTAGCGGCTGAAGTATTAATATACGCATTTGCTGCGTTAATGTATGTATTCGATGTGGTCGTTAATTGACCACTTTGTACCGTTGTGACAGCAGCATTGACAAAAACGTTAGCTGCATTGATATATGCGTTTGATGTAACAGTAACATTACCACTAGCGACGGTCATAACAGCCGCGCTAATATAGGTGTTTGTTGTTGTAAGAGAAGTTGTGTTAGCAACAATGTCAACGTTTGTTGTCGTTGTGTTACTCGTCAGAGACACCATTGTGGTGCCACCGTTTGCATTCTTTGTTGTTACGTTGCCGTAAACAGATGTCGTTTGCGTATTGATTGCAAGCGCAGTTGTATTAACTGTTACATTAGCTGCGTTGACATAGGTGTTGGATGTAACAACTACATTACCACCAACAACGCGGAAAAACGAACCATTAACATACGTATTAGCTGCTTCGATGTAGATATTTGCAGTCGAATTTAAAATGGTGCCAGTGAAGAGTGCGTTGGATGTAATTGAAAGGTTGGTTGAGGTCGCAACATTACCACCGCGCAAAACATTACCTACAGCCACGGTGTTGGCAGCAAAAATACCATTAACCTGTGAGTTACCAGTTACCCATGCACCATTCGCAGCGCTGTTTGCTGTAACAGCCTGATATGTAAAGGTGTCTGCCATCTGGTTGGTGATACCAACCCACGATGCAAAGGAATCGGTTGCAATTACTACATTAGATATCGCTCGTGCCATTTGTTTTTCCGTTTATTAATTGTTGCAGTAGCTGCTTTATCTCTTTCATATCCTGCTGCAATGTGGCAACTTCTTGAGCAGTGCGTTGCAATTGCAACACTCTTTCTCTCTCCATTCTGAATTGAGCATAGCCAGCTTTATCTATATTTAGAATAGCGGTCGAACGCTTGTCTCTGACAAAACCAGGATCTTCCGTTTTAATTATTTCGTTCATGCTGAGACAGCGATTGCACGAACATCGTCGACGTATGGAACCTTGATACCATCTTCAGAAAGAAGAACGATCTTGAGAGCAAAAGAATCGAAGCCTTTATGTATGGCTCTTGCTTTGTTGTAATACGTTACAATGTTTTGTGATTGAATATCAAGGAATGCGCTGCTTGGACGATCAATAACGTCAACTTTCAAACCTGTTCCAACCAAGCTAGCATTTGCGCCTGTACCTGTTGCAAGAGTAAACGTTGTCGTGTTAGATTCAACGACAGTATCCACAAAATATGTGCTTGGAATGATAGGTGAGTACACACGAACCAAATTACCATTTGCAATCTCTGTACTTACTGATCCCGATGTTCCCGTAACAACGGTACATGCAGAGAGAGTCGTGAATGATCCTGTTGCCGTAGTTCCTAGTCTATAGAAAGGAATTGAATATTCAAGTTCTTTACGGTCGTAAATGTTTGTGGGGTTGCTATAGTCTGTATTTGCTGTGACTAAAGAAAGCTCAGTCCAATCTTTCAAGTCCATAGACTCAAGATCTTCCGAATTACGCAGTCGTGCGTATACAATAATGTTTGTATTAGCTGGTCTGTAAGCACGAACATATATTTTCAGATCTTCGGCAATCTGATCATCGGAAAGGGGAATTACTTTGGAAATATAGCGTGTTTTTGCAGATCCAAATCCCGTATACTCATTTGTCGTTGTGTTGTTTAATTCATAACGCTCAACAAACAAGTCCATATTCTCTTCACGGACATATGGTGAAACGTATGGATTAGTCGTCGTAAAGGTAATCAAACCACGGAAAGCATCTTCTGTTGCGGCCGTTGTTACTTTGTTTGACTGTGAGAAAATTACAGGATCATATTGGTTAATTAGCAGTCTATCACCAAGCGTTGCCGTAACAGCATTTGTATCGCTGAATTGATAGGCAGCATTAGCAAAGTTTAAAGATGCTGTTACTGCTGTTCCTGCAGGTGTTTTAATGTCAAAGTTTGGAACAAGACCATTAACAGCGTAATCCAAAACTGTTGTTATGAGTGCTGTTGCTTGTGAATCGACACCGTAAATTCTTTCTCCTGCGCTGAGATAAACAGTCGTATTAGCTGTTGAATCTTGTAGGATTACATGATCGGAAAGACCGTTAGCATCAAACAACTTTGCAGTTACTGTTTTGAAATAGTTACCTGACGTATTTGAAAATGATGGTACAACATCAACAACCATAGATGTTGCATTTGTAACGGAAACAACTGTACGTATTTCTGTGTTGCCTGGAGTACCATCTGTAATGGCAAACTTATCACCAACAAGAAGTGTTGTGTTGAATGACGTACCTGTACCTGTCAATGTTGTACTGTTTTCCGAAATAGCCACTGTACCGGTTGCGTTTGCGCTTAAGCGATACACATCCTCACCACCCTTGAAATCACCCACCATGCTATTAACACGGAGGATTTCATATTTGCGGTTATAAACTCTAAATGTTTCCGACGTCTTTGAAAATTTTGCAACTTGTAGATTGAAGGAAAGGTCCGCATCAAGGACAGGTGTCAAATCTCTACCGTTTGTAATTGTGTAGAAGGCACCATCAACTTTACCAGAAGTTACTTGTGTCTTTGTTGTTGTGCCAAAAACGTTTTCACCAGCTTTGTTATACCACAATTTGAAGTCAGGATCACTACCATCAAACTTAATCAGAAAAGCATACGAACGAGCTGTCGAAAGAGGAACAGGCTGTCTGAAAGTAAAAGTTGTTGCTGTAGCACCTGACGCATCGGTAAGAATATTTTCATACTCCACACGACCAGCAAACGTATGATGATACAGATCTAGGTTAGGAGATCCATTATCGTTTGTCATTGCGAGGTAGACGGACGCACCTGGATTTGTAATCCCAGATTTTGTCTTTCCTGAAACAGGTTTTCCAAAGAAATACAAGTCGACGCTCGTGACAAAAATGCTATCAGCACCCTCTACTGCATCTTTATCAAGATAGAATGTTTGAGCTAAATCAAAACCAGCCATTTGTTATCCTTAAACCTTATTGCTTGACTTCTACGTATTCGCTTTCAGGCGGATACAGAACTTGTATACGAATGTGACTACGGAAGCAAGAAAGACTCGTCGTCATAAAATCATCCGAAAGTGTTTGTGAATTTGTGGTTGTAAGAGCAACTTCCTTATTACCTGCAATAAGGTTTGAAGCAGCTTGCGATTGCTCAAGAGTTGTCTTATCTCCGCTTAAACCAGAATCATACAGATAGTCAAACGTCATTTTTCCATTGCTATCTGTTCTAAGAGGTTCACCCGCTTTGCCGCCAAGAGGCTTTAGCTTCGATGCTGGAACAAGCTGTCTTTCAAAATAAAAATAGTGTGTTGTAAGTGGCAGCAAACCTGAAACGTTAAACGTGAACGTTTGCTCTCTTGCTACAAAATATACACGAGGATTAGTCTTCGTTGGCATGCTTAACCTTTTTCAGCTTAAAGAAAATCTTGTTTCCTTTTGGTGTTAACTCTATTCGTCTCTTAATAATTGGTTCTTGTTCTAAAACAACAACAAAATTCTTACATATCATTTGCATAACATCAGGACCAACCTTCATTGTGAGACCGGAGCCAGGACATCCTCGCTCACCTCCACCGAAAGGTATATAACTTCCCTTCTCTATGCTTGATAAACCTTTTGCAAAGCGCATTGGATCGAATAACTCTGGACTCTTCCAATTCTGCTCTGACATATGCGTATCACGCACACTAACTAAATCTGTTGAACTCTTCCAAAAGTGAAATGGACATTTCGACTTCTGCTTTGGTTCATATGATAACAAATGGAATGGCGGGTACATTCTTAACACTTCCATAAACGCCCAACGAGCATACGCTCCATCGTTTGCTATTCTTGCTGCATCGTGTCGATTTTTCGAAACGACATACAGCATCCACATTACAGCGCCAGCAAGTGAGTTACCATTTATGATTAGCATTCTGATTTCACCCTTTACATCTTCTTGTGTAAGGATACCCTCTTGCTCAGCCTGCTTCAAATCATAAAACAAACTACCTTTTTTACCAACCGCCTTTGTATAAACCAACTCCGCTAACATATCCAGGTTCTCATTGCGTTTCTTCAACCCTGGCGCAAATACATCTTTAACAAACTTTGGTACAAACGGAACATAATTCAAAAAAAACATACGTGCCGTTGAAACATCCGCCCCATGTTCTTTATGGGAAAGTCCAATTCTATTTAGCTCTTGCTGTGCATCATCTGGCAACTTTGCACCGAGCAGATTACTCAACAGACTGTTTCCAATAATCCCACCCACAACACCAATAGGATTAAACGTTTCACCGTTTTCTGAAATAGTCGATACAGTTTCAAACAACTGCTTTGTAACTTGATCAGAAATAATTTCGTATATTGAAGCCTTTAAGTGCTTCTTCATAAACTGACGTTTAATTTTAGCCTTTTCATCATCTTGCGAAACAGATGAGTGATTCGCACCCATATGTTTAAGCATTCTACGTGAAAATCCCGACCGTGTTATATCTCTCCTTGTGTACAGCTCACTAATAACTTTTGGATTGGATGTAACCATTATTTCCTTGCCAACAGCTCTAAAACGAACTGTTTGGCTAGGAATTTTTGAAAGATCAGTTAGTATCTTTTTGAATTTTGTTTTGTAGGTCATTATATTGTATCGATCCTTTGACAATCTTGTATTTCAAGAATGCCTTTACAGCAGCAAATTTTACCGCGTAAGGAACTTTCTCACCTTTTGTTGAAGTTACATCACTATACAATTGATTGACAATGTCTCTATCATTGTACTGCGTTGCATGCTTGTCGATTAATTTCAATGTTGCTAACTTGTATAGCTTTTTTGCTTGTTCATTTTGACCAAGTTTAACAAGCTGCGTCAGTGGTTTAATAGTTTCACTGTAGAAGTCATCCCATTTTGTTTTACGCTCGGCAATAATCGGACCAACAACATAATAGAATTTCTTAGCCTGATCATCGCGCTTGGAAGTCATGTGAACGTCACGTAGATAACGTGCAAGATGCAATTCCTCACAGTCATCATCCAATCCCAAGTATTGTACAGTAGCTGTTGTTAGGAAACAAGAGCCACTACCGCTCGAGCCGCCAGTACTTCCGGAAGTATCACCAGACATACCTGCACCACCGTAATCAGGCGCTGGTGGTGCGGGATCTGGAACAATTGTCACTTCACCGCGGGCCATGATTGAGAATGACGACGGCTCAACTGTACCTTCACCAACGAATTGTGTACGTTGACCGTCTGTACCAATAACACTACTCTTAATGCTCTGGTTAATCAAGATAGTAGAAGCAAAAGGCAACATCAATGTATCACCATTAATAATACCTGCTGCTGTGTTTGCATGAGTTGTATCAAAGCGAGCTTCAAAGTTGATTTGCTTTGTAGCTGGTTTCAAAAAGCCTTTTTGCTGATCAATAGTTGCAGCAAACTCAGGATGTGTTACATCGACCTTTGTGTAATCATCAAATGGTTCGACGAAAAAGCCATTTTTGAAACGACTCGTTGTTGGTGTAATACCACTAGGAATAACAAGATCTTTAATCGCTGATTCGACTTGATTCAAGGATGTTGTATATTCAACAGCTTTCAAACGACGATCCAACGAACCAATATCAGACATTGTGTAACGTCTTGGCTGAGATTCAATCGACTCTTTCATTGTGATAGATCTGATCGATGATTGTACCATCTTTCTGTTAACACTACCACGTGTACTTGTTGTTCTCTTTGCAGCAAATTCAACACTGTCTGCATTTAGCGAAATAGGGAATGAAGGATATGGAGGAACCTTCAATACTTCAAGTGTAACAGCGCCAGCCGGCTCTTTTGGAGGAACTGGATTTGTTGGATGTGGGATACCTTCAAGCACTTCAAAAGAAGAGTCTTTACGGACAATTACTCTATCAATACGCGAATCGTAGTAATTGATTGTAAACGAAACAAGTGAATCAGGAGCAGGGAAATATTGATCATCACCACTCAGAGCAAATGTGTTTGCTGGGTTCACCGTAGCACCTGCAACAGTTGTCGCAATGTTAGCTGTGTTTGATCCATATGGGCGGAAGTCGATTACATCACGAAGATCGTAATAATCACCCTTGGTAGTAACAGTTTCAGGCATTTCCAAAACGTTAATGCCGGCGTTATTATTTGCACTTAGTGTAGTCAGGTTAGCTGTTGCGTTGATCGTATAAGAACCATACGTAAAGAAACCTTCCGCGCCACCTGTTGTAAATGCATCAACCTTAACAAGGATAAATGTATTAGTATTGACACCTGGTTGTGCGCCTGGGTTCAAAATCAACTTAGCGGAACGATAAGCATTCTCATCATCATTTACATCAACGGAGAAATACTTGGTAATGTCTGTGTTACTCGTTGTAACAGCAGATGAGTTACCTAGGTAAACGTTTTTCAAACGAATGACACCTGGAATACCTAGGTACCAAGGACCAGTGTTGCCGCCTGCGTTATTGCTTGTATGGATTTTAACATACAATTCACGGTTAACAGTCTTCGTTACAGGAGATGCGTTTGTCTTCTTCTTGTTGTATACTGCAATTGCTCCGACTTGCGGTGTAATTGCTTTGTTAATATCAATTGTCAGTGTTGTAGCACCAGCGTTTAGGTTTGCTGTTCTTGTCGAACGCACAATATCGATTGGATACAGAGCAGGGAAGAAAGGAACAAGGTTACCTGTAACAGCCAACGCAGCATTTGCATAAAGTGTCATTGAGGTGTTGCTTGCAACTGATTTAATTTGTGCAACAACGTTTGCTGTTGTATTTGCAATCTTAACCCAATCGCCTGCCTGATATTCCGTCAGCCAATTTGTGGACGTTCCTGTTAATGTCGGGCTCGTCGTGCTGGTGGTTGTTGATCCGTTGGTATTCGACTGAGCTTGTGTGTTTGCAATCGGGAAAAGAATGATGTCCTGTTTTTGTGCTGCAGACAATGAACCGCCGGCAGTGTATGGGAACGTCTCACCAGTACCCAAAGGACCAATTGTCAGTTGACCGGTTGTGGAAAGCTGCAGTGTTGATGGAGAAACTGTTCTGTACGTGTATGTAATATCAGTCAACGATGCTACACCTTCGCGGCCAACAGGGAAGATCATCTTATCGTTTTGAACATCGACAAGAGAAGCAATGTTGGATGCTGTAGTTGCATCATATGTCAAAACAACGTCTGCAACACCATCATATGTGCTATCATAATATACAGCACGAACTTGACGGAATGAATAACCCTGTTTCATGTTGATATCAAACAAGTACATACGATAAACGCACTCTGGTGTACCTGGTGTACCTGAATGAATTACCAACGAACGCATACGCGCTGTACCGATTTCAGAGCCTGGAGCAGTAATCGATCCCGTACCAACCGTCATTGTTGATCCGTATTGTTTTGCTGCACTGCGCAAACTTACAGTTGCACCTGCTTTGAAATCGAACTGACCTGCAAGCTCTTTAACCAAAACATAATTACCGTAGTTAATGGTAATGTTCTGGTTCGGTGACGTTACAGTATCTGTTGAACGTCTGATGTCAAGGTAGTTGTTGTAAGTCGTTTGTACGCGATAACCACTAATGTAAGCCAATCCTGGATCAATAATGACTTGAGCATGAGTTGCATTAGCAGTTGATTTCTCTTTTGTTGCAACGCGGAACGGATCAGCAACAAAATTACCTTGCGATTCGCGTGTACGGCGAGCAAACTCATCAGCTAGATTGGAATAGATTGTTGTACGATTCTCTTTGTATGGGAATCCTTCTTTCCATTCTGCCAAAGCAAAAAAGTCGACGTTTGCGGCAGCCTCATCCAACGTAAGTGTAGTAAGCGTTGGTGTTAGTTGCAGACGGTCTGCACCAGGCGCTGTATAGTTTGTTGTGTTGGAAGCGTTGTCATACAACGAGTCATCTTGCGCAGCGGTAACAACGGTTTCTGGTGTTGTAAAACCAACTGCAATGTTGTCTGGTGTTGTTGTGTACTTGTCAACAACAATAACTTGAGGATCTACCTTTAGAAAGTATCCCTTTTGATAGATGATACCTTCTGATACACCAAATGCGTAGCCTGTACCAATAGCATTAACATCGCTGTTTGCAACAGTAATAATGGTTTTATAGTTGACAGGAGTGATTGTTAAAGCTGGAGTGCCGTAAGTAGCCGTAGCATTAGCTGACTGAATCGTAACATGGGGTAAGAATGTGTAGTCGGAACCACCATCTTGGATGGAGATTAACTGAACAATACCTAATGTGTCTGTAGTAATTAGACCCTTTGCACCACTACCAATTAGAGATGAAACGTTTGCAGTTGCTCCGCTGATGTTACCACTAATGTTATAGCCAGGTGTAAATGTCCATGCTGTTGCGTTGACAGATGTATTGACAAGATCTGTAGAACGTGGTTTAACACTCAACACAATTGTGTTTGCAATTGCTGTTGTATTGATTGTGTTAATGACAGCTTTTGCACCTGTCGTGGCTTGTGTGATTGTTTCACCTTGCTGGAAAGCAATTGAGTTACCCGTGATCGTAAGAGCACTCATAACGACGAGTGAGTCGGAATTTGAAAACCCCTGACCACCACTATCAACAGACATTTTGAACAGCTCGTAGTTTTTACTGAAGACTGTTAGCTGTTGACTTGGACTGAAAGCAGAATAAACAGTATTTCCGTTAGCAGGATCAGGATCCGAGCTGTTAACATATTGAACGAAGAGTGTTTTTAGGTCAGGCGATTTTGATTCCAGACCGTCTTCATAGTTAACAATACGTCCTTGTAGGTTCAGATTACTCTTGATGAAATATCCAACATATGCGGAAGGAATAGAAGGTTCACCATCTACTTGTGTATCAAGAATCTTTACATAGCTGTAAGTTGGTAAATACGAAAAGTTAACGCCACTTATGATTGTGCCTGATTTGAAAACGTGATTACCAAAACGTTCGATTTGGTTTTGCAGCGTCGTTTGAAGCTGGTTCAACTCTCGGGTCTGAACAGCAACGCCCGGCTTAAAAAGAATCTTGTAGTATTCTTTTGCCTGATCGTAATCGTCAAAATATGGGCTTGCGCTGTAAGAATTTTCTAATGGCATGTTTGTCTCTTAAAACTGCAGAATGATTTTAATTGTTTCTGATTGACTTGCAGAACGTGTGATAGGACTTTCGTTCTCAAGGTATACTACTTCACCAGAACCAACAACTAAGTCTGGATGATACGCATAATCAAGTCTCGCGACAGCCTCACTTACCGTACCAATAATCGTATTACCGGTATTTAGTGTGCCTCTGGAGTGCGTGATGTAAACATTTGTCGATGTATTGCTGTGGAAAATTGCGTTAGCAATTTGTAGATCTGTTTGATAGATTTTTTCATCAGGAACAAATGTACCAGCTACAGGTGTGAATGTGAATCGCTGACGTTGATCAAATGTGTTGAAATTCTTTGACTGGCCATTGATTTCATACGAAGTGACGTTACCTGATGCTGTTATTCCCTGAGAAACAGTCTTTGATGTAACGAACACACCATTAACATTTGTCAATGACAATTTGTTCGTATCAAAAGCAGTAACATATCCTGTTGCCAAAGAATCAGATTGCGTAACTAGGTTACCAACACCAAAAGCACCGCTCAATGAAGATAATGTCAATACGACGTTTGCAAACAAAGGATCCTTGATAATACCGACTGTTCTGTAATCGTTTGATACAGGAATTGTACCTGTCTCACTTGTTTCAAACTTAACACTCATTGCAAGAGCACGAGCGCCAAGTTCATATTCTGGGTTTGAACCATGGCCACCTTTTGGACCAAGAATAACAGACATTGAAGCTGCATTCTGCACGCCACCTGTGTTACCAACGACAGAAGCGGAAGCATATGTGTAACCGCTTCCTCTGCTAATAATTTCAACCTGTGAAACACTATTGGTTGAGTATGAGTTTACTTTTGCGCGAGCAATAGCTCCACTTCCATCACCAGTAATCAATACGTAAGGTGTTATTTCATATGTGGATGTTGTATCGGGGTTTGTACTAAAAGCAGAATCGATCTCAATAGTCTTTGAGTTACCAATAACAGTGTAATTAACGATTCTTCTACCTTGACCACTACCGGTACCGTTTGTAATGTAAATGAAGCTACCGTTATAGAAGTTATTTGATGCACTTGCTGTATTGGCAATGTTGTATTTCAGCGGATTACCACCAACACGAAGGTCTGTCGAAATGAATGTACCTTGCAGGTATGTGTTGTAATGAGAACCAGGCGTATTAACAACAACAACGTCAATTGCACCTGAAACAGCATTACCAACAACTTCATTATTTGCTAGGACCGGCATATAGCTAGCTGTTGCAAATTTATTGAATGTTGTTGAGTCCATTGAATACATATACTTCCAGACATAACCGTCTGATGTACTATAAAACTCATCATCAGGAGCTGTTTGCGTAACGTCAGGCGCAACGGTGGAGGCAACATTACCGTTGTTATCTAAACATTTAAAGACGTGAAACGAAGATGTTGCATCAACAGCGACGTAGTATGCTTTTTCCGAAAGATCTTCGGTGCTTCTGTAAGCTGCGTATTTTGTATTTGATGTCCAATTGTAACGTGGGGCTACAGGCATCACGTCGCTGGAACCTACACGCTTACCAAACACCATTTCATCATATGCGGTATACAATGTATCTTGAACGCTGTTTGTAATCGGATCGATATTTGAGTCACCGGTGCTGTATTCCGTATGTCTTCCAGCAAAAACATAGTAGACGCTGTTAGCCGTTTCGCTGATCGATTCGCGAAATTGATTAACGTTGTGAAGACGAAAGTAGTTGGTAATTAGTTGTGTTGCCATATTCTTTTAGGAGATCTCGATACTATTTATTACTGTCATTTCCGTATTTGCGGTTGACAATGCTTGGACACTACCAAAAGCTTTTGTACCAGCGACGTGTGTAATTTGTTTCAAAATATCAATGTACAAATCAAAAGGTACTTTTGTTTGAACTTCGTAACTGTATTCTTGGTAGTAGTAGTTGTCTTGTAGTTTTTTATCCGAATCAAGGAAGCCACGCGTTGTGGAGAAGAAGCCCTCACCCACACCTTGCTTACCCAAAGATACAACGGCAGTAACAACATATGAACTATCTTCACGTGACAGGGTAACCGTTTCACGCTCAATGTAACCGAAGCCAGAATCCTGAACGGCTAGTGTCGTAGCAACACCATTTGCTGTTTGAACGTTCGCCACAACATTTGAGTTAACACCAATAGCTTCTGTTGCTGTATCCTCATCGACGTTAACCAATGTCGCTGTTGCACCTGAAGTACGTCCAACAACCACTTCACCTACTTTAAACGTATTTTCAAGATTGATACGCTTAATGTATAACAATGTTGAGTTTGAGTTTTCTTTCACAAAACCACGTGCTGATGTTGCAAGGGTGATAGCATCAACGGCACTAATGTTAGCGGTAGCATTAGATGTTTGTGTGTACATTCTCGTTGAGCTGTTACTTGTGTTCACAAACGTGCCACTGACGCCTGTCAACTTAGCTGATGTGCTACCACCCTCCACGACAAAACCATAAGCTCTGACGGAACCGTTTGCATATTTCTGATAAACACGTTCTGTCTGAACAACACCTGTCGATGTTGAGCCATTAGCGGTTGTTCCAGCAAAACCACCAAATGTCAACTGTACACCAGGTGTATTGGATGATTGCTGAACTTGCTCACCCACTGTGAACGAGCCTGTTAGAGGTGTTAGACCGAGAACGAGATCGCGGTGATTGTATGCAGCGACAGAGCGCTCATACACTTCAACGAAAGGATCGAAATTGTAATCGTTACCTGGGTTCAAAGATGTCAGTGAAGCAATGGAACCAATTGTTGTTTGCTCAAAACGCAGACAATCCAAAAGGATGCTATCCATATTTGAGCTAGGATATTTCGGAAATCCAAAACCACCATAAGCATATTCACCAGTGCTCAATAGTTCAGGCGAACCGTATTGTAATGCTGCTCCCGAATTATTACCATTCAAGTTTATGGATGTTAGAGTTGTGCTGCCATAAACAGTAGAAAGTCTATGACCAGTCTCCGAAACAATGCCTGGTGTAAGACCTAATGGTGCTCCACCGTTTGTTAGAGACAGTTTAAAGGCAGTCGTGTTAGCACTTGTAATATAATAAAAACCACCATTCAACAAACCAATAATTGCCGTGTTACCTGTCGATACATCGTAGCGAACATAGTCACCATTAACAAGACCATGTGCTGCTGTTGTTGTAATTACATATGTACTACCATTAACACCCGTGTTTGCATTGAAGTTGGCGCGTGTTGGTTGATATCCAATGTACTTAACGTCTTGCGTGTTATTGCTGCTTAGAAAATCTGGTGTAAGATAGACGCTTTCTGTATCTGTAATGTAACCGATTTCAAAACTAGCGCCAACGCCTGTGCTAACGTTAGCAACTGTTGCTGTTGTACCGCTTGTAAAGCCAACAATGTTTGCATGTGGAGTAGCAATAAAAGCACCACCAGTAATAGAGTGCAAACCAACTGCTGTTGTGTTAGATCCAACAACGTTTCCTGTAACAGTACGATCAAAATATCCTGTTATGACAGCAGTTACAGTATTGCCCTGTTTCGCAAAGGTAGTGTCGTAAGAAGCGACATTACCATAGCGCGGTGAGATGACAAGATAACCAGCCGTTGAATTAGATGTGCCAGTTGCAACGACTACCCCATTTGCTACAACAGTACCATTGCTATAATAATTTTCAATGACGTCACCAACAGCAAACGCGCTGCTGTTAGGATTTGCCGTATCAAATGCAACGTTTGCAAGATATTGCTTAACGAGTTCAAACTTAGCAAAATCTGTGATTAGTGTGTTTGCATTTGTTTTGTTTTCTGTTACCAGGACCTTTGACGACACAAGAACGTCGGCGTCAGTTGTAAATCCCCATCCACCATCAACGAAAGAATTAGCAAACTGAAAGCTAACTTTACCTGTTTCGTTAGAGACTGAAGTAACACGTGCCTTACCTTGTTTACCATTAGAGGAAACAACGTTGAAAATGTCACCAATTTTGTTTTCAGCGCCGCCAATCGAAACAGTCAGAGATGTCATCGATCCACGAACAATTGGAGCGTTTTCCAAAACAGTGTTAAACGATTCAGTAATGTATTCACCTGTTTGGAAATCACCGCGCAAGTTACTCAAATAAGCAACCTCAACAAACTTTGTTCCAATACGACGACGAACCAATCCCTCCAAGAATGCTTTTGCGCCCGAGGTGTTACCAATAATTTCTTTACCAACAAATTCTTTAGTACGTTCCGTTACCGATAGTTCCAAATAAACTGGCTTTACCCACGTACCATGAGAGGTCTTGAAAAGATCATCACCAGGATAGTAGACGGAAGCCTCTTTATCAAACATCCCCTGAATTACAAATTCAATTCCACGCGACGTGCCTTTGACGTGATACAAATCGAGAGCATGTTTTGTCAGAAGACGTGTATCTCCTGCTGCTGCAAAAGGAACGCCAGGAAAGTACTTCTGCTTAAAGTGAATCAGAAACTCTTCTGATGTCTTGTCAATATCTCTTGTACTGAAAAGGTTACGAGCAGCGCCAACAGCTTGATTCTGTTGTTCCATCCATACGTAATATTGTTTGACAAAATCAATAAAACGAGGGCCTTCTTCCTGATAGAACTCAGGAAACTGACTTTGAATAAGAGGAGAGATTAACTGCTCAATGTTCTTCATTGTTTGATACCAGTAACCGTTACATTAACATCGGTAATGTCGACTGCAAGGATTGTATTTTTTACTGTGGAAATGTTCTTTGATAACGGACGTGCTTTGATAGCAATATAGTTGCCCGTGTAATCACTAATGTTGAATGCTGAAACACTCAGCTTACCAGTAGCATAATCGACAGTACCAACTTTCTTAATAACAGTGATTGTTGATCCTTGCTCAGCGGCAATATACACATTACCCAACGTATCGTCAACAAGAACACAAGTTACACCATTATATTGGAACGTTGTACTGACAATCGTATGGCCGAAGTGAGCTTCCGATACAGCAACTTTTAAACCTGTTTCCGATTCCAAAGCGTTATTAAAATCAACAGAGAAACTGACATCTGTATTCAATGCTGGAACAACACGCTTAACCATTAACACGCTTGTATCATTCGAAAGAATACTTGTATCCGCAGCATCGATTGCTTTACACAAAGCACTATAGAACATAGTAACTTTGAAATCTTCCAACGATGTCAAACTGTAGTTACTAATAGCAGCTTGAACAAGTGTCTTAATATCAGATGTTGATTTATTTGTCAAGTTTACGTTGTATTGAACATCTGCTGAAATGCTCAGATACATGAACAATGGATCGATGAACTCAACACCGATTGTCAGAGGTGTTTTATCTTTAATGAAATCAAGGTATGCTTGCTTGCGTGATTGTGGGGCACCGTCAGCGTTTGCAACGTCAACGGAAACAAACACCTTACCATATTGTGGAGGATCGGCATCTTCACCACCATATACGCTAATAGCTTGAATATCGGAGAATCTATTTTTCAACAGTGTTTCATAATCCGAAACTGTAACTGCGCGGTCTTGTGATTGGAAACTACGTGGAGCATTGAAGCGGATTGAGGATACGCTCTCTGCAACAGCACCACCGGTTGCTGTCAATACTGTTTGAACTGCAATGTTTGAGTGACTATCAATTGTTCCATCTGGACTAAATCTTAGAGCACCATTTGGCAATTCACCTGAACATGCACGGTATTTCACAACAACATAAGATCCGTTCTTTGGTTTGCGTCCGTAAACATCGTCACCAAAAATAATTTCATATTGTTGGTTTTCTGCTGCTTGAACAAAGAAGACACGAGATGCTGATGTAACGCCAATCAAGCCCGTTGCTTGCGTATAAGTCAAAGCATTCTGGCCGCCATCTTCATACACAACGAGATAGATCGAAGATGTGTCTACTGTTGGGTTAGATAAAACGAAACGTTGTGATGTATTTGATTGATCTGTAACAAACGTATCTGTGGTAATAATGCCTTCATACACATCTGTTGTTACAGAGAATGTTCCGTTATTCGAGGAAGTTACAACATACGTTTCATCTGTTGAAAATGTGTATGTGTTCGACCCCACGCGAGAAGTAAAAGAAGTATATCTTGGAACGACAACAGACTTTACACTTGTGCTAGGAGTAATGTCAACAGTTATATTTGCTTTCGAGGCAACAAAAGAGCGAGGAACATAATTTAGTTCCTTAGCATGTGATACAACACTATCACGCAACTGAGCAGTATCGAGGAACATTTCACTCGCTACCATGTTGGTGTAGAAACCGTTAAGGTACGTGTTGTACGCAAGGACATCAAGCAAAACGTTGATGTTCGAGCCTTCGTAGTCTAAGTCCTTAAACTGCGTGTTGTTTTTTAGAAAGTTTTTTAGATTGTCTTTTAGACTAGCAAAATCTAAACCAACTAGATCGATGCTTGTGTTGGCCATTTAACGGATCCTATTGAGAATGAGTTCAAGAATAACAGGTTCTTGCTTATTTATTACAGAGAAAATAATAGTTGCATAAACAGTGTATTCGTCTGGATCAGAAGATACCTGTACGTCAATTATTTGCGCACGTGGTTCATAGTTAGTAATAGTCGTGCGTATGTAACTTTCAAGAATTTGATCTGTTGCTGCTGAGCTCAATTCAAACAACAGCGATCTAATATCACTTCCAATTGTGTTTTGAAATAAACGATCACCACGGTTCGTCAAAAGCAGGTTCTTGATTGAACGCTTGACAGCTTCTTCGTTTGTGTGACGAACAAAATCCTTCTTGATTGGGTGCGTATCAAGATTAGTAAAGAAGTCGGAAAAGATTTCCGGCTGTTCTTTTAGTGGTGTGTATAAGTCTCGTTTTGTTACGACTGCCATTTAACCTCCGATTAGTACGGTTCCGGAACCTTCAGCAATTGGTTGATTACCTGCATTATCATCATTGGTAACAGCATCACCAACTCTTGCAGCACCTTTTGTGCCTTTGTTGATAATGACATTTTTACCATTAATCACGATGTCACCATCAACGTTTAGCGTGTAGTTTCCTTTTACCTGTACTTCGACGTTTCCTTGAATGTAAATTTTCTGATTCTTTTCAACGATTTCGAAATCGTTGCCAACAATCTTGTTAACACGTTGACCGTTATGATCAATTTCTGTATATGTGCCAGATCGATGATATGTGTGCAGACGTTCAGCACCAGGTGTATCATCGACCTCAATAACGTGACCGGATTCTGTTTGAGTAACCTTATTGTAGGGGTACTTTGCTTGAAAAGCGGACGGAGGTTCAATACCAATTGGCTGTTTATTTATTGACTGACGCCCAGCCGCTAGCGGTGGAATATCGCCGGCTCCTGGAAGTACACCAAATATAACAGGCAAAGTCGTTTCGTTACCATCCATAAAGAAACCAAACACCGTGGTTCCAACTTGCATACCCGTTGCTGACACACCAACGTGTTTCAAGCTGGAGCTGAAAGGTGGCATTAAAACAACTGCCCAAGGCAACGTCTTTGTAGGAGCTTCAACATCATTACCGTGGACATTATAAATGCGTGCGCGCACACGGCCTTGTTTCTCCGGATCATCACGATCCTCAACAACACCGATAAACCATCTAAAGCCTTCTTCACCTACACTATTTGTCGTCGCCATTTTACAATCCTATACTGACACAATCAAAAACAATTTGATGTTTTGTTTTGGTACTTGGTGTTATCATATGACGGAGACGTGTAACCAGATAGTTACCCGCAGCCATCTTGTCTTCTTTTTTACGATCTGTTGTACCTGTTGCTGATGGCAGTTCAAGCGTGACCATATCACCAACTTTGAGACCGGAATCACCATGAATCAATACCCGTGTTATGTTTGAATTCATTAGCACAGCGAACGAATTACGAACAGCAACCATTGTATCAATGAAGTTGTCTGGTCGCAGATCATCTTTTGGAACGAAGAATTGTTTTGGCACACCGGAGCCAAACTTTTCAATAAAGTCATCAGTGTTTGGTATTTGATTCTTTTTGTCAAACGTCTCCATCTTACTAAAGACATCTTTCAAATTGAAGTTCTCACTTGTGAATGTCTTACTTGAAAGATTGAACGTCTTTGTGACAGCCTTGTATACACCTTCAGCAGCTTTTTTGTTTGAGTCTGTCGATGCTATGTTTTGATAATTGAGAATCGTACGGTATGCGTTTGCTAATGTTTCGGGTTTGTTTGTTGAGGTATTACGCTGAGCATTGAAAATGCGTGAACCAATTCTCGGCTTTCCCTCTTTGACTAAACCTTCAATAGTTTTGAAATTAAACCCGGCTTGGTTTTCAAAAAACACATATGCAGAAGACGGATACTGCTTACTAACCGCACGCGATCTGCACATATCAATAGACTGCAGAGGATTCATCTTTGGAAACGCAATAGTCTGAATGCCTTTTGTCTCGTCAATGATTATAGACTTCTTCGAATACAAATACGTGTTGAGAATATCAGGCACAACATCACTCAAAACAGTTTCGTATGATTGCTTTACAAGCTGCGATCCATTATACAAATGCTCTTCGCTAACACAACGAAGCATAAAAGTTACACCCTTGCCGTTAATATCACGTGCAACGTTTGATACTTCAAACGATCTAAATTTATAAGTTGTTGTTTGTTTGATTCCTGGCGTCACAAACTCAACCGTAATCTCTTCTTCACCAATAATTGGAAACGACTCGAGCAATCCAATGTTGTCATTGAAGTATATTGCCGCGTAGACTGTAGGCTTTGTAATATCCTCAAAAATATCAATACCCATGATCTGATCCATGGGGTTAATGCCTGCTTTGATTGTTTTGTTTGAAAGTTCGACGCGCTTAACAGAGACGTCACCTGGTTCAAATATTCTACTCATGCTGACAACAACTCTTTCATGTCTCTCTCAATCAAGTTAATGTAATTTGAACTCAAGAGACGGATGTGTTTCTTCTTTTCGTTTTCTTCCGCATCAACATCATAGAACGATACAGGTGTCCAGTAACCAACCTCATCGATCGGTATGCATTGATTCAAAACACTAGCAGATGTAATTGTAGCTGAGATGCTTGCGTTGTTACCTGCATATGTCAATGAACCAGCACTCCACGTTCCCGTAATGTGTTTCAGCACGACTGTTGAGGAATTTGCAAAAGCAACAGTACCAAAAACGTTACTACCTTGCTTGACAACTGCTGATGTAGCAGGAATATCTGTAAACGTACCAGACAGAGATACAATTTGATTTGTGTCGGTAATCAAATCCAGTTCTTTGCGTTGATAATTAATAATCTGCTCGTTGTAACCTAGAATCGGAGCCCAGTACTTTTTCTGACCAATACTTAGCGCATCATATGCAGCAGGTGAAATTACTGTCTCATCTTGCTCAAAGTTTACACGATAATATGCAGTCTGTAACTGTGACTCAGCAATCGATCCATACTTTGCTTTCATCATGTCGTTAAACTGATTCATATCCTTTGGCCACTCGTGATAGGGATCAGTAATAGAATTGCTGAAATAGATTACCCAATCATACTGCGCATCTTCATAGTAATGTTCAGCAATTTGATCTGGGCGTTCACCTTCAGCGATAGTGTATGGATAATACACAGCAAGGTTTTTTGATACGCTTTCTTCAAACTTCACCTTTGCGATAATGTTTGTTACCGCTGTGTTGGCATATATTAACGATGGAAAGTAATTGAAATAACTTGACATATGTTAGACTTTAGGTGCGCTTTGAGTTTTAGCTTCCGCTGCTTTTGAAGCAGCAATTGCTGATTTTGCTGCCGACTCGTTGAACGGTTCATCCCCTGCACCAAGATCACGACGAGTGAATGGACTCACCTCAGTGAAGGTCATAGAGATTTCTACAACAGTTGGATCGCCTGTTTTGAAAAACGATGGGCCATTTGGTCCATAATTTACCGTGAGACCTTTTAGCACACATCTCTTAATTTTATAATCCGGCAATGTACCAGGGCTGAAAGTAATGTCACACAAATCAGGGTATGTAAACAACATATCAGTCCCTGAAGTCATTCCAGGTAACATTCGTGTTTTCAGTTGCTTAATAATCTGCTTAATTGTTTTCAACTCCGCTTCACTGTGTGGCGCAAAACGATATGAGAACTGATGATCACGTGGAGCAACGTTTTGAAAGAGCATAGCAATATACGGGTTGGGTGCAACACCTGCTGCAATACCCGCTAAAGCTGTTGCTGTTTGGCCGCCATTACCGATTCCTGTGAATTCACTTGCAGCTTTACCAGCCATACCAGCGGCACCTATCAACCCAACACCTATTGTATCTTTTGCATAATCACCAGCGCTTGCAGATTGACCACCAACATGCGCCTGTCTTAATCCAGCAAGTACTGTTCCATTCAACGCACCAGCAACAGGACCAAGTGCTGTAGTACTATAATCAATACCAAATTGATCATTCAGATTAGATGGAACAGGAAGAACAGCTACAAACGTGTGTTTGTCTTTTGGTGTAGAAGTTGCAATACCACGCTCATACGCAACAAAGGAAAACATTGCATAATGACGCATGTTTGCTGGGTAAATTAAAGCAGAAGCAGGAGGAGAGTTTAGTTTTTTTGTCTGTTCGGGGGATTTTTCACTTCGGCCAGATCCCTTTACCTTTTCCATGTCTTTTGTTGGAAACGCGCTGGTAATTTTTAATTTGACAGCATTAGCCCCTGACGAAATTGCATCAGATAACTTTCCAAGACCGTTTTGAATTGCAGTCTTTGTGTTTTCGACAAACACCTTGGCATCAATCGTATTATTCTGACTGTAGGTGCTGTTGATGTCAGGCATATAAATATTTCCTATGAGTTATAAAGGGTTCTTTAAACCACGCAATCCATCGAAGTACAGAGGCGACCCATCGAATATCGTTTATCGAAGTAGATGGGAGTTAAAGTTTATGGGTTATTTAGACGCACACAAAGACGTGCAAGAATGGTCAAGTGAGGAGTTTTCTATTCCTTACCGCTCACCAATTGATAACCGCATACACCGATACTTTCCCGACTTCCTTGTGAAAAAGATTAACCCACAAGGCGTTCAAGAGACACTTTGCGTGGAAATCAAACCTTTTAAAGAGACAAAACCACCTGTTGTTCAAAAGAAACCGACAAAACAGTATCTTCGTGAAGTATACACCTGGGGTATAAACAGCGCTAAATGGGAAGCCGCACAAAAATTCTGTGCCGACCGAAAGTGGAAATTTGTTATAATGACGGAAAACGAACTCGGGATTAAATTCTAATGGCCACACAACTATTCACTGAAATTCTTCAAAACGCAGTAGATCCAAAGGCATCTACAACAAATGCTACTATGTGGCTGCGCGAGCAGGCGCAAAGTGTTCGTAGCGTTAACAATCCTAAATTACTGTTAACCAAACAATCTGATAGGATTGTCACTTCACTAACGGTTGGAAGAATGTATTTATTCATGTACGACCCAAAGATGAAGGAAGAACTACCTTACTACGATAAGTTCCCGCTAATCTTTCCGTTTAAGCGTGTGAAGGGCGGATTCTACGGAATCAATATGCACTATCTGCCCCATATGATGCGCGCAAAGCTAATGGATGCGTTGATGGGTCTTGCAAATAACAAAGCAAACGACGATTCTACAAAGCTTCGTCTGTCTTATCAAGTGCTAAACGACCTTTCTCGATATCGTTTTTTCAAGCCATGTGTCAAGCACTATCTAAATAGTCACGTCAAATCTCGTTTCCTCTGGGTCCCCGCTGATCAGTGGAACACTGCATTATTCTTACCGTTGGAGAGATTTGTAGGAGCAACAAAACAACAGGTATGGCAAGATAGCCGCAAAATGGTACAAAGATAATGTCTTTACTTAACACAGGAATGAACGTACTTGGCACCGTATCGGTGCTAAAGTCGCTTACAGGTAGATCTGCCGCTGGCTCAGGCAAGTTAAACAACTTCATCTCAGAGCTGAAGCAGAACTCTGTTGCTCGTACCAACCTTTTCGACGTTGTGATCACACCTCCAAAGATGATGGCAGGCAGCAAAACAGCAAGCAAGATTTCTCTTTTTGCAGAAGGTGCTCAGCTTCCTGGTATTAACATTCAAACCGATGATGGTATCAAGCGTTTCGGTTATGGTCCCCAAGATAACATTCCTCATTCTTCTCAAACAAACGATATCACGTTGAATTTTATCGGTGATGGCAAGGGTGAAATTTATAAGTTCTTCTATAAATGGATGCAAGGGATTGTTCGTTCAGATTATGAAGTTCCATCGAACAAGACTAGCCCAAACGGTCTTTCTCCTTACGAAGTTGCATTCAAAGAAGAGTATGAAACAACAATTGCCATCAAAACATATGATGAGCAAGGTGAGACAGTATTTGAATATCAACTAACAAAAGCATTTCCAAAAAATCTACCTGATGTTTCGTTGAATTGGTCCGATAGCGGAATGATGCAATTCAGTGTTACATTCTGTTTCTTACAATCACGTCTTGTTACTGCAGACTCCGATGTTAAGATATCGAAGAATGGTATCGAGGGTCTCTCTACTCTGCAGAAAGCTATCAAGGTTGGCACAGCAGTACAAACAATCGCTGCATTGAGACGTCCACGCAGCATCCAGGATGCGTTGGCTTCGTCTACATCTATCAAAAATTTATTCTAATTGAATCGCTAGGAGTTATATTATGGGTCTTCCTGTCATTTCCCATCCAACGTTTTCGTTGATTTTGCCTTCCACTGGCCAACAAATCACTTTCCGTCCATTTCTTGTTAAAGAAGAAAAGATACTTCTGATCGCGCAATCGAGTGAAGACAGAACTGACATTGTAAGAGCAATCAAGCAAGTTATCTCTAACTGCATTATTGAGCCGAAGATGGATGTTAATGATTTCACGACATTTGATCTCGAGTACTTCTTCATTAAGCTTCGCGCAAAGTCCGTACAAAACGTTGTATCACTTTCATACAAAGACAACGAAGACGGAAAGATATATGACGTCGAAGTCAACCTCGATGAGGTAGAAGTTAAGAAGCCAGAAGGGATCGAATCGCGAGTGGAGATTACACCTACATCTGGTCTTACTTTAAAATACCCAACAATGCGTCTTATGGACGATGTTGAAGGTCTTGCAAGTGCTGCAGAATTCAACTTTGCAATCATGTTAGCTTGCATCGATATGTATTATGATGGTGACAATGTATACAAATTGAGTGATTTTACAAGAGCAGAAGCTACAGAGTTCCTTGACGATCTCAACATCGAAACATATCAAAAGATTCAGAAGTTTGTCGAGACGATGCCTTCACTTGAGCATGTTATTTCATACACGAATTCCAACGGCAAAGAAGTAAAGATCACACTAAAGACACTGACTGATTTTTTTACATTGGGCTGAGCCATAATACCTTGACTAACTACTATACTACGTTGTTTAGTATGGTTCAGCATCATAAATATTCACTGACGGAACTGGAAAACTGTTATCCTTATGAACGTGATTTGTATGTTGATATGCTAAAGGATTACTTAAAACAAGAACAACAACGATTAGAAGCGCGATAACGCATGGCAACATCACTGATGGGCGATATTAAAAAGGCTACGAAACAACGTGCCTTGAATAGTGTAGCGAACAATATGTTTGGTTCAGGCATATTGGGGAAAGCGCTTGGAAAATCGTTCATGGACAAGTTTGGTGATAAAGAGGAAGAAGACGATCGCGTACCAAACGCACTGAGAGAACAACAACAAGTTCAACAAGAAAACAATAACATCCTTGTTAGACTAGAAAGAATCGTCACCAACATTTCAGACAACGTTTATAACATTGCTGGTGTATTGAATGACCAAGTCGTCTCAATGCGCGAAGCAAAACGTTTGCAAGAAGAGCAACACTCTCGCGATATGGCTGCTCAAGAAGAAGCAGCAGCAGAGTCACAAAAGCAGCTTGCTCCTTCACCCTCCGCAACAACGCCTTCGACATCAGACGAAAAAGGCAAGAAGGGCGGTTTGATTTCCTCTCTTCTTGGATCCGTTGGTAGTACAAAGAAGATGTTTGGTTCTTTGTTGAAAAAGTTTGCTGTGGTTGCTGTTGGGTTATCAGCGGCTGTCGGTGGTGGTGCATTAGCTGCAGGTGCTCTTAGCTCAATGTACAGCGACGTCGATAAGGAAGCTCCACCATCAGATCTTTCTGCAGTTCAACCAACTCCTGTACCACAAGAGTCTGAATCACCAACCTCTTTGATGACCGGTGCTATGAAGAGTATTGGTGGTGAACAAGGTGCAAAGGATGCTCCTGCTGTAGAGCAAATGTTAAATGCTGGTATGTCTGGTGACATGGGTAAATTCATTGACGCTGCAAAAGCTCACGCTGCAGCTAATCCTCCGCCAGCTCCTCCATCCCCACCTCCAACTCCTGTTGCGCCTCCTCCTACTCCTGCTGCGACATCACCTGCGCCTGCTGCAGCACCCGCAGCAACACAGTCTTCACCTGAAGATACGATCAAGCAATTCGAGTCAAACATTGAAGGTAACAATAAACGTCTTGCCGATAGAGAAAAGCGTTCGAAGATGCGTGTTGAAGGATGGAAGCAAAAGTATGCTGATGATCCAACAAAGCTGAGTGAGCTTCTCGATAAAGACAAAGTTGAGATGGATGTGTATAGAGGCGACATCGCGGATGCTAACAAACGCATTCAAGATCAAATCGACGCTCTTAAAAAGCAACCATCTGCTCCTACAAGTCCACCATCCGCTTCCTCATCGAGTTCTTCTGGTGCAACGCCTGTACCAAGCTCTCCCTCGACTGGCAAAGACATCGGAACACAAAGTACTGATGTAGCAGCAGCAAGTGAAGCACCTCCTAAATCAGAGCCAAATGTCGTCAGTGCAGGTGGCGAAGCAAGTACAGGTCCTCTACCTGGTAGTGCCATTGAAATGCCTTCACCTATTGCGAATAGAGGCTCTCTCGATGACAACACAACATTTGAGGCAAGAATGTAATGGCTTTCTCTGAACATTTAAGCGAAGGTGTACGTTCCAGTTTTGAACAGAACGGTGGCGTTCTTGGCCGTGCAATGCAGGCACGCCGCGAGAGAAAAGAAAAAGACAAAGCAATTCAAAAAGAAGTTGAGATAATCAACAAGCAAACAATGCGTTTGTCGACAACGCGTTCAATGCTTACCAACCTCGAGACATCGTTTTTGGCAATATCCAAAAACATGCAGTTGATTGCAAAGTCTTTTGACGCACAAGTAACGCTGCAGGAAGAAACAAACGCTGCTATCAAAGTCCAACAACAAGAAAAGCGAGGTGTTGGAAAGCCTTCCGTCGAGCAGATACAGGCAAAGCAGGTTGAGAAACAACAAGGCCCAGAACAACAAGAGGAAAGTTCCGTCTTCGGTCGTATCATGGATGTTCTCGATGACATTGGCCGCAAGACAAAAGGTGGTAAGGCTCCAAAACCACCCACCCGTGCTGAAACAGCAAGAAAGAAAGCTGAAGAAGCTGCAAAGAAAAAAGGCGGCACGAAAGAAGAAGTAAAAAAGGCCGGTGATAAGGCAGCGGAAAAGGCAGCTAAAAGAGAAACCGCAAAAACTGCTGAGAAGCAGGGTGCTAAGGCCGGCGCTAAGGCCGGCGCCAAAGCGGCTGCAAAAGAAGCTGCAAAGAAGGTTTTTGCAAAAACGTTTGCAAAAATGGCCGCCAAATCAATTCCAATTATTGGAGCCGGTATTGGTATTGCATTTGCTGCAGAACGTCTAATTAGAGGTGATGTTGTAGGTGCTGGTATTGAAGCTGCGGGTGGTTTGGGAAGTGCTGTTACTGCTATTCCAGCAACCATTGCAAATACAACACGTGACATTTATTATGAAACATATGGTGTCTATCCAGAAGCTGATCCACTAGCTAAAGAACGCTTTCAAGAAATTTCAGATGGTGTTAAAGAAGCTGCAGAAGAGACGCTTGGTCGAAAGTTAACAACTGAACCGACACCAGAACAAAAACCACAACCTGCTGCAACGTTGCCTCCTACAGGAGCCGGTGGTGGAAGAGGCGCAGTTAATCCTCAAGCTGTTACACCTGCACAAGAACCAGCCAATGCTATAACATCAGGCACCGGTGAAGTGATTAGATCCAGTTCAGGAGCTGCTGTAACGTCCGGACCTGTTGCTGAAAAACCATCGATGCCTGTTGAAAAACCACAACCAGCCGGTACAGGTTTAAAACCAGGCGGTGGTGTAGGATTAAAACTACCAACACCTTCCGGCGACGACAAGTGGGTCATGGATATGATCAAACGTCACGAGGGCGTTCGTACAAAACCATACAAAGATAGCTTAGGTCTTTGGACAATCGGTGTTGGTCACTTGATCGGTGATGGTAAAACTCTTCCACGTGAATGGGATCGCGAATTCTCGATGAAAGAAGTCGATGATATGTTCATGATGGATTACGAGTCGCATAAAAAAGCAGCACAGAAGATGCCTGGTTTTGATAAGGTAAATGAGCAAGGACAAGGCGCCTTGATCGACCTAACCTTCAACATGGGTAATACATGGTATAAGAAGTGGCCGAACTTTGTTAAAAATATGTCTGAAGGAAATACACAAGGCGCTGCGGCCAGTCTCGAAGACAGTAAGTGGTATCAACAAGTTAAAAGCAGAGCAGCAACAATTGTTGGTCTGATTAGAAACAGTGGTAAAGATCTTGGCAGCTCAAGTACATCTGTTGCTGCTGCAAAGAGCGATCAAAAGGCTGCAGGTGGTGGTACAACTGTTGTTGTGGTTGCGCAACAGCAACCAGAAACAAAAAAAGCCCCTGCAACGCAGGGGCCTCGCAAAGAGTATCACTCTCCTATCGCTGCTTAACCATCAGCAAGTTTCTGAAACATTGCCAGATCGTCATCCTCAGCTTCGTCCCATGGAGCTGTTTCAGCTTTGGGAGCTGCAGCAGCACGTTGACGCGGAGGAGGTGCTGTTTCCTCTTCCCAATCAGCAGACTGACGAGGAGCAGGAGCAGCGGTTAGACCACCCAAGTTCAAAACCTTGGTCAGACGGCTCTTCACTTCGTCATACGTCTTAAAGTTCTTACGCTCCAAGAATGCTTGCAAAGAGTATTCCTTCTTCCAAATAGCTTCTAGCTTGTCATCATCATCAAACAAAGCGGAAGGTGCTTCAAATTCAGACTTATCGTAGTTTGAATAGCCTTCAACCTTACGGATCTTCAGTTTGAAGTTAGCACCGTTCCACAAGTCGAAGGGATTGAGAGGAGTCTCATCTTCGAACTCGGGGTTCATTGCTGCATTCAGCTTATCAAAGATCTTCTTGCCATACTTGAACAGCATGACCTTACCTTCGTTCTCAGGATGTGCAGGATCCTTAACAACATACACGTTGCTAATGAACGACAACTTACGTTTCTGCTTACGAACGGTCTCTTGATTCTCTTTCGTACCCGTATTCCACAAAGCACTGTTGTGCTCGCAGACAGGACACGTCTCACCAACAGAAGTCAAACAGCCATCAATCAACCAACCGCCATCACCTTTGAAAGCATGATCAAAAATACGAACAAAAGGAACGTCCTCACCACCGGGTGCAGGAAGGAAACGCAGAACAGCATAGCCGTTACCTGCCTTGTCTACTTCGGCACGCCACATGCGTTCGTCGTCTTGGGGTTTGCTTGAGGGGGATGCTAGCTTGGTCAGCTCGTCGTTGAGCTTAGCGATTGAAGAGCCACTGTTCTTCTTTAGAGATGCAAAATCTACCATGTATATTTCCTTGTATAAAATGTATTAAATGTATAATGCGTATCCACAGTATCATAACGATACAGGTATTTATCTTACCTTTTTAGATCGAACTTATCAACAACAATATTTTTGCACTTTTCTCTGTCATACTCCATGAAGGGTTGATACTTCTTACACTTCTGTCGTACTTCAGGCCAAATGATTGTGTCAACAATGTTCTTGTTCCAAGACGGGACAAACTTCAAAATGTCGTTCATAATAATGAACGTCTCAATATGGATCTGATCACTCAAGAGCAAATGCAGAGCATGAGGATGTTGACCGTTCTCAACAACAAAGCTGCTGACAAGATCATCATTAAACTTTTCCAAGTCACTCATAAACACATAAGTCAGCGATTGTCTCACTCGCTGCCACTTGAGATACATCTGTTCGCTTTCCTCATTGCGAATAATGTCTCCGACCCACATATCTTTCTTTCCATAGACAAACAACGACACGAGGAAATGTGTGATGTCCTTGCGCTTTGCTAGCTTCTGGAAAAAATACTTATCGTTGCGTTTCTCAAACGCATCACGCTTTGCACGTACAGCACCATTGTACTTGAAGTAATCATATGTCTTAGACGTGAAATGACTCTTCAATGAAAGATAGTGCTTATACGCTTCAAATCCATCCATTCTCAATGCAAACATTATATTGGTAGTTTAGTTGTTTTCGGAAAGTAGTTAAGTGCTTCTGCTTCGTCCTGGATCTTGGCTTTCATCTTGGCGCTGGTCTTGATTAACTGACCAGCACTTTCGATTTCCATTCCAGTCGTTTCGCAGTATAGCAGAACCGCCTCCATAAAGTCAATCCGTTTTTCAAAAGCAAGCTGCTCAACTTCACGTTGAAAGTCTTTGATAGATTTTGAGGGGTTAAAGTCAACCATCACTTAAACACAACCAATGCAAGAAGGATAGCTTGGATGAAGAATCCAATGCCACCGGTAATAATATTGATAACATCACGTTGCATTGTAGCACGAACAAACGTTAGAAACAACCCACCCCAAACAAATAGGACAACATCAACAGATGGAAGCCTGTCAGATACACCCATTAAGACCGATAGAATGTTTGGAACGAATGCACAGTGCAATAGCACCGTTGCAAACCAGCCAATCGTATTAATACTCACCGTACTCATCTGTGCAATAATAACGTTGTAGTACTGCTTCAGCGTTTCGCTCATTTTTATTCCTTGTAAAAAATATGACGACCAATAGTTGCTACTTTTTCTTTCTTCCATTTTGGATTGACATAGTCGGCGTGGTAATACATCGCTTCTTTCAATCCATCAAGTCGGAATCCTTCTAACAGTACCTTCTTTGCTACTGCTTCTGATTCCAAATAGAACGGCTGGTGAACAGGTTTCACGGCGTGATTCCTTTCACAGTACCAAGAGAACTGGCAAACCACCTTTTCGTAGAATACGTTCTTTTGATAAACAACCTTACAGATGTCGTCTGGGAACTTTCCGCTCTGAGCACGGTTGATTGTGACCTGTGCTACTGCGACCTTTCCTTCGAATGGCTCGCTGGCTGCTTCCCAGTAAATGTTTTGCGCAAGACATTGAAGTTGTCTTTCACGCTCTTTCAAAGTTATTGCTGTTGCTGTGGTGTAAGAGTTGTAAGCGGTAACGCTTCTCTGTACTGCCCAGTCCATGGTAAAGTAAATTGCGTAAGAAAACGCAAGCAACGTAACAACTTTCAAACCAATGCCACAAAGTGACATGGCTTTATCGATGTACTGCTTATACATTAGCTCTCCTTTAAAGAATCCGAAATGGATTCATCGATTATAGACGAGAATCTCGTTGCGATCAACGTCTATAAATAGTGACGATCATTCGTCATTAATCCGGTTGAAATATGGAAACAAAACAGTCCTTTCTGTCTGTCTTTACCGAGGCATACCGCTCTAGTCATCAGGCTGGTAAAAAGCTCCTCGTCCTACAAATTGTCGCTCACATTGCTCTGCTCCACTTTATCTTTGTTGGAACGTGGCAGCAATGGATCGGGTGTCTCTTTGCGTACACTCTTTTTATGGGGATTGGTATGTCCATTACATACCATCGCTTATTATCCCACAGATCTTTCAAATGTCCAATATGGTTTGAACGGTTTGGCACGCTGTGTGGTGTGATCGGTGCTGTAGGTAGCCCTATTACGTTTGTCAGTCAGCATCGCGAACATCATAGGTATTTAGATAAGCCTAGAGACGCGTATTCACTGGCTAACAACCCGTGGTGGTTTGTACAGTGGTTTACAATGCTCAAGCAAGTGAGCCTCAAACGAGCTCCAGACCTGCTCAGAGATCCGTTTTGTGTATTCACACACAAGCACTTTTTCAAAATACACGTCGCTTACGCATTGATCTTGTTTATGATCGATCCTTATGCTCTCGTATATCTGTACCTTGCTCC